ACGATTGGGAGGAGAAAAACTGAGACAATTAACGTTCAGGACGGTGTAGATTACGTTAACCTCCGCATAAACGAAACTGATTTTAATCTTACCCCTGGTATGACATATGAAACTGGCAGTTTTGGCGTGGGAAGTCTCACGGTCACAGTATTATTTTCGGCCGACAAAAAACGTCTTGAATGTACCCTTACCAATACGCTGAATACTGTATCGGTTGTATTCACCGGCTACCACTACCCCACCTTGGCAGAGCTGCTGACCGAGACGCAGTCCGCGCAGGCGGACACGGACGCTATGGCGGTAGATCAGGAGTACCGCCTGACCCTGCTGGAGCTGGGACTGACCGACGACACCACCACTGATACAAGAACCACATAAGGAGGTAAAAACTATGTTGTATCGTATCTGTAAACGCCTGATCGAGCGCGGACAGACCGCTGGTCTTGCGGACAAGCTGGACGTTTTCTACGCCATTGGCCGCATCACCGATGCCGAGTATAAGGAGCTGATCGAGCTGCTGGAGGACAAGACCGGCAATAAGAACAAGGAGGCTTAAATGAGTAAAACAATCATGGACGTTTCCCGCTGGCAGGGCAACATCGACTGGGACAAGGTCAAGGCCAGCGGAAAAATTGACGGCGTGATGCTGCGGGCAATGGGCAACAGCAAGACAGGCGCACCCAGCAAGCCGTATCTTGACCCGACCTTTGAGCGCAACTATGCAGAGTGCACTCGGCTGGGCATCCCGGTAGGCGTGTATGGCTATTTCAAGGCCGTCAGCCGGGCAGAAGCTGACAAGGAGCTGGCCCTGCTGAAAAGCGCCCTGATCGGCAAGACGCTGCGCCTGCCGGTGGCTGTGGACATCGAGGACGCGCTGCCCGCGAAGCTTAGCAAAGAGGTGCTGACCGACCTGACTGCTTACGAGCTGAAAACGGTGCAGGACTGGGGATTTTATTCTATCTTGTACACCTACCTGAGCTATGCAGACAAGCACCTTTACATGACCGGCGCGGCGCTCAAGCCCTATGATGTGTGGCTGGCGGCCTACCGTAGCCAGAAGCCCGCCACGGTATACCCCTATGGGATGTGGCAGCATACCAGCTCCGGCAGCGTTCCGGGCGCTGCCGGCAATGTTGACCTGTCCATTGCCTACAAGGACTATACCAGCATCATCTGCAAGAAGGGCCTGACCCGTCTCCGGGAGGACGAATGAGCGAGGCTATCACCGTAGCACTGATTACCGGCGGTCTGAGTTTGATCGGCGTTATTTACTCCAATAGCCGCACAGCGCAAAACATGGATGCAAAGCTGGACAAGCAGCAGGCCATCACCGAAACCAAACTGGAAGAACTTACTCGTGAAGTGAGGGAACACAACAACTTTGCGCAACGAGTCCCGATTTTAGAAGAGCAAATGAAGGTCGCCAATCACCGTATCGCAGACCTTGAACAGGAGAAAGGAAACTGAACATGGCAGCAATTCTTAATTTCATCCCCGCCCCCGTCGCAATCGTTCTCATCATCGTCGGCTTTGTGGCTCTGGCAGTCGGCGCTATCCGCATGGGCTATAAGCAGCTGGTCAAAGATCTGGCCTATGACCTCGTGTGCAAGGCCGAGGACAGCATCATGGGCAGCGGCCAGGGCGCAAAGAAAAAGAAGCAGGTCTTTGACGCGCTGCGTGCGGCCTGCCCTGCATGGCTGAAGCCTATCATCACGGATGAAGTGCTTGACGCGGTGATTGAAAAGGCCGTAAGCCTGATGAAGAAGGCACTGGCAGATAATCATCCTGCTATCAACAAGGAGTAATTTATGATCGAGCTAAGCGTATCTCTCGCATCCAATGGCGTCGTCAAAGTGCCGGGCTATGAGCAGCTGGTGCGCTTTGGCTACACCAAAAACCGGGGTGTGTACCGACTTGCTGTCACCGCATCCGGCGAGTGGCAGGACCTGACCATCCGGGCCTTTTGGCACGTCCCGGGCGGCAAAGACCCGGCATCCTCGCTGGTGGTGGACGGCTCTGTGGACGTGCCCGCCAGCGTGACCGCGCAGCCCGGCAATGGCTGCATCACCTTTGAGGGCAGCGACGGCACCAAGACCGTTACCAGCGCAGACCTGCGGTATCGTGTCAGCGCCAACAGCGGCACGGAGGACGGCAGCATGCCGGAGCCCGGCACCCCTGCCTGGCAGGAGCTGGTGGATGCCGTGCACACCGATGCCACCGCCGCAGAGCAGGCCAAGACCGATGCGCAGACCGCCGCGCAGCAGGCTGGGGCATCTGCCAAAGCCGCACAGACCGCCGCCAGTGAAGCCGCCACCAGTGCAGACAATGCAGACCAGAGCGCTCAGGAAGCCGCTGATAGCTTGCAAGAACTGAAGGACGGCATTGCCGCTGGTAACTTCAAAGGCGATAAAGGCGACAAGGGCGACACTGGTCCCATCGGTCCGGTCGGCCCGCAGGGTGAGCAAGGCCCTCAAGGCCCCAAAGGTGACCCCGGAGAGATTGGACCACAGGGGCCGCAGGGCGAGAAGGGCGAGAAGGGCGAGACCGGAGCACAGGGCCCTGCTGGTGCCGACGGCAAGGATGGCGCACCCGGCAAAGACGCCACCGTGGATGCCACCCTGAGCCAGAGCGGCAAGGCAGCTGACGCTAAAGTGACCGGAGATGCTCTGGCGACCAAAGCTGTCATAGATGACACCACAGTCGGCACCGACGCATGGAGCGCAAAGCACATCATTGACGCCCTCTGTCCGCCGCTGGAAGCTACCGGGAACCCGGTGACCTGCGAGCCTGTTGCGGGGTATCCGTTGGGGGTGGTGGCATCGTGGGAACCTGTGCAGGAGGGCAGCGGTGACCCAAGCCCGGACAACATCCGGCCTATCAAGGGGCGGGACAGTGTGAAGGTGGAGCGGTGCGGGGGGAATGTTATTGAGTTTTTAAGAACAAATGATTCCCATGAAAGCGTTAAAATAGCAGTAGACGCAGAAAAAAATATTACGCTTAACGGAGCATTAACTCGCGGAGCCAATATCATAATTGGAATGTGTCGGCTGCATTGGGTTGCGGGAAAAACCTACACCATGTACGTCAAGAAGGTGGGCGGCAGTGCCTCTCTTGGAAGCGGTGACGGCATTACTTTTGCCTATTCGCTGTTCACAACAGATTATAATCATTACTTCCGTGGTGATACACGCAGCACAAACCTTAATGCGTATACTGCAAGCAATGCTGCGCTGGTAGAAACCGAGCTTATTTTTATGCTGCAATGCTGGCGAACAAATACAGTATTCAACAACTTCAAATTCCAAATCGAAGTTGTTCCTGGCTCCACTCCTCCCACCACCTACGCCCCTTACACCGGCCAGACCACTACCATGACCCTACCGAGCACCATCTACGGCGGAAGCGTGGACGCGGTGACGGGAGATGGGCATAGAACGTGGAAACCGGTGACGCTAGATGGGACGGAAAATTGGAAAGCACAACAAACCGCCATTCCCGGCAAATTTGGTTTCACGCTTGAAATGCCTGGAATAGCCACTCCTGAGGGGCCCGGAATTAAGGGCGATATTGTATGCAATCAATATCCGGCAGTTACAGCAAATGATACATACCGATGCAAAAACGGAATATCAGTTGAAGCACAAAAAAACTACTATTTCAGGATTTATAATGATACACACGCGGGAGAAACAGCAGACGAATGGAAGTCTTATCTTGCCGCCCAGTACGCAGCCGGAACCCCTGTGCAAGTATGCTACAAGCTGGCCAGCCCCGTCCCCATCACCGCCACAGGAGCGCAGCCTATCCCCGCCCTCCCCGGCGTGAACACCGTGCTGACCGATGCAGACAGCGTGATGGTGACCGGCAGGGCTGACCCCATCAAACGAATTACTGACCTTGAGGATGCTGTGGCATCAATGACCAACACATAAGGAGGTACATACATATGGCAATCAAAAGTAAAGCCCGGCACGACCTGACCTTGCGCTCCATCAAGCGGGAAATTGCAGCAGGACGCGATGTTGCGTTCTGGCTGGATAAAGCATACATGCACTACGATAACGGACTGCTGACCGCAGATGACATCACAGAGGTGGAAACTCTGGCACAGGCGTACTATGACGCGCTGGACGCGGAGGACAGTGCGACCGCTGAGGAAATCACACTGTAAGGAGGATATCATGGCAAGCACTACATACGACCATTTTGTTGGCGCTAACAAAATGTACGCCGCACAAGAGCAATTTCGTGACATCACGAAAATGGTGACAAAACGTCACCATTTTGCCGTGCTTGGCAATATGGTGCGTAACGCCGGACAGCTCCCGCAGCCCTTCTGGCTCGGTGCTGCCTGTGGCGGCGGCTCGTGTGGTGCTGCCCGCTGCGCTGCAAAGGCTTGACAGACAGCAGATGACCGCCGCCATCAAAAACGCACCGCTTGGGAGGGTAGACCGTAAGATAGCCTTACTGCGGTACGTCGAGCGGCTTCCGCTGCCGGACATTGCGGCACAGACACATTACAGCCGGACGGCGATAGGCTACCGGCTGAAAGGAATTGAAAAAATGCTGGATGTATGATATACTAATCTTGTCTAGGGATTAGTTTTGAGATTTTGCTCTGGCGATTCAAAAAAGCGGCAGGCTTTCGGGTTTGCCGCTTTTCTTTTTATACGATTTGTGGTATAATATACCCAATAGAACCCGTCGAGCCTCTTAACAATGCGTATCATGGCGGGTCATTCAAGAGCTAACTCCGTGCTTAACGGAGAATTAAAAAAGCAGTCGCCAGATTCGGCGCTGAACAGTCTCCCACCCGCCTCCTTGCAGTGCGTACCATGCGGGAGACGATTTTATATGGTGATGCTTATGTGCAATACAAAAGAAGAACGAGTGGCAAGAATCGCAAAATACTACACTGCTTTTCACCTGTTTGGCGATTGGTACTTCGTTCGGTATTGGCCTAGACACTGCCATAGCTGGAAACGGTTTATTCCGTTTTATATCCCTCTGCACTTAGGAGACCCTGATTGAAAGGCTACTGCCTTTGTAGAGAGCGGAACTTCCTGTGGGAGGTTCCACTCTTGATTTTACAAAAAACTCCCCTGCTTTGTTGAAGCCCTGCGTGCCACGCGGGGTACTTTGTAGGTAAAGCGGGGGAGTTTGTCTTATTCGCACTATTTTTGTCGAAAGACTTGCCTTGCAAGCAAAAACGTGATATTTTAGTATTGCACTTCAAAGTGTGCGCCTTTAATAGTTAAGCGCTCATGCGGATTTTTCCGTGTGGGCGCTCTTTTTTTTTCTTAAAATAATCAAGCTCTAATCAAGATTTAATCAAGCTCTAATCAAGATTTTTGTCCTTCGTTGTACCTTCGTTGTCTCTCGCGCCGGGCGTTTGCGATACACTGGGTGCAATAGGAGGGATGTATTATGAGCTATTACCTAACACCCGGAGCGCCCTATGTTCCGCAGCAGCCTGTCAACCCTTACGGCGGCATGGGCACGGTAGGGCTTTCCACTCCCCTGCCCAACACGCAGATGCAACAGGCGCAGCCGCAGCGTCCGCAGCCGATGAATGGGCAGCAGCCTGTTCAGCAGTCGGCGCAGGACGGCGGTTGGTTGCTGGGTAGACCTGTTTCCAGCAGGGAAGAGTTTTTGGCGATACCGTCTGACCTGTACGGAAGATGGACGTATTGCCCGGATTTGCGTAGTGGTGTCATCTACTGCAAACGTCTGAATCCAAACACTTGTGAATCTGACGTGTTAGAATTCTACAGCCCGGAAGCGTGGCGGCAGATGCAAGCACAACAGGCACAGCAGACCGCTGCACCGACACAGCAGTATGTGCCTGTTGAGCAGTACGATGCCATCGTGCACCGGCTGGATGAATTGGAAAAGTGGCAGAAGAGCTTTTCTAAGCCCGCTGCCACAGCGAAGAAAGGAGAATAACAATGCCCTCTCCGTTTGACATGATTACGCACAGCCCCATCATGCAGATTGCAAATCTGGCTCGTGCCGGGCAGAACCCGATGGGGCTTATCCAGCAGTTGAGCGGGCAAAATGCCCCTATCATGCAGGGCTTGAACCTGATTCAGGGCAAAAACGAAGCACAGCTCCGAACGATGGCACAGAATCTCGCCAAAGAGCGTGGCATCGACCTGAACCAACTGGCAAGCGTTCTGAATCTGACGCTGCCGAAGTGAGGAGACTTTGCAATGGACGATTTTGAAAACAGCCATCCAGAAAAAGATTTTGACATCAACAATCTGTGCGGCGATGACAAAATATGGGTTCCTTTAATGCTCGGCTTTATTTTTGGGGCTGCCAGCAAAAAATTGGACGACCCGAAAGATAAAAAAGACAATCCTCCGAGCTAACTTGATAATCCACAAATAAGCATCTCTCTAAGCGAAACGCTTCTCAGTTTTGCGGACTTGATAAAAACCGCTTTTGTTTGGCTTCGCCCATCGCACACGGCGGTGGGATAGCATAACGCAAAACTGAAAGGAGTTTTGTTATGGACGATTTTGCAACTGGCTATCTGGCTGGGCAGGACGGCGGCAATAACAACGGCGGATTTTTCGGCAACGAAGGTCTGTGGGCGGTTATCATCCTCGCCATCATCTTCGGCTGGGGCACAAACGGCTACGGTCGGAACGGTGGTGACAACGGCATGAACAGCTACATCCCCTATCTGGTGGGCACCGGTGCAACCGGTCAGGGCGGCGCAGATACTCGTGCGGCTTTGTCGGAGGGCTTCTACCAGCAGGACACTTCCCGTTCTCTGGCTGGCATCCAGAGCGGCATCTGCTCTCTGGGCTATGACCAGCTCGCACAGATGAACACCCTCAACGCTGCCGTTGCGGGCGGCTTTGCTGGTACTAATCAGGCGATCTGTCAGCTCGGCTACCAGAACGCACAGCTTGTGAACGGTCTGGAACGCAGCGTGTCCAACGGCGACAATGCCATCAGCCTTGCCATCATGCAGGAGGGCAACGCCCGGCAGGCGGGTCAGACCGCACTTGCCACGCAGCTGGCATCTTGCTGCTGCGAGAACAAGCAGCTCATCGGCGACCTAAAGTACACCATTGCACAGCAGGACTGCGCTACCCGTCAGGCTATCGCAGACAACGCCCGCGCCATCATGGACAACTGCAACGCCAACTTCCGCAGCATGATGGACTACTTCACACAGGATAAGATTGCCACTCTGACCGCTGAGAACCAGAGCCTGAAGTTCGCCGCTTCTCAGGATCGTCAGAATGCGCTTCTGACCACTGTGATGTCCCAGCAGACCGATACCATCCTGAACCGGGTCAATCCTCGTCCGATTCCCGCTTATCAGGTGGCAAACCCAAACGTTGGCGTGAACTGCTGCGGCTGCTGCTAACCTACACACTCCCCGATAACACCGGGTGAACCATCGGGGCAGGGGTAAGACACCTCTGCCCCTGATTTTTTAGGAGGAAAACATTATGGCTTGCAAAACAAGCTGCAAACTCTGCCCGCACTTGGTCATCAGTCAGGCGGTCACATTCTCCAACGACACGCTGACCATCAATATCCCTGCTGGCGCATACCAGAACGGAGAGAAGTATTGTATCGTGGTTGCTCAGAGCTTGCCGGACACGACTACCATCAACGCCCCTGTGGTCATTACCATAGGTGCAGGCACGACCGCATACCCTCTGACCGACTGCAACTGTGCTCAGGCGACTGCCGAGAGCATCCACACCCGCACCCGCTACGCTACCCGTGTGGCAACGTCTGCAACCGGCACTGGCACGTTTAAGTATCTTGGCTGCTTCTGCCGTTCCCACGCCGGTGCACCTGCGTCCATTTCCTGAGGAGGTATAGATTATGGGCAAGACCAATTTTCGCCGCATGATGATGCTCCGCGACCACGATAAAGACCGTGAGCCGGAACGTGACCGCCTTGAGGAAGAACGTGACCGCAGGGAACGTGAGCTGGAACGCCGTCTGCGCAAGCTGGAAGATGGCAATGACCGCTATCCTTACTATCCGCAGGAGGAGAACCGTTACATCGACCCCTACCCTATCCCCCGCTACCCTGACGTTGAATATGGGCGCAAGATGCCGCAGATTGGCTTCTCGCAGAACGGAGACTGGGACAAGCGGTCTGGGCAGTATGAGCATGGCGGTGCGGACAGCCGCTCCATCAAGATGCCACGCAAGCACCTCACCCACGATGAAGCAGAGGAATGGTGCGACAGCATGGTGAATGCTGACGGTACGAAGGGCTGTCACTGGACGCTGGAACAGACACAGGACGTTGCCAAACAGCGTAACATCACCTGTGACCCGAACGATTTCTGGGCTGTGATGAACATGATGTACTCGGATTATTGTCAGGTCGCAAAACGCCAGTCCGTTGACACTCCGGGCTTCTACGCTGACATGGCAAAAGCGTTTCTTGAGGACACGGACGCTGTGGACGGCAAGGCATATCTCTACTGGGATTGCATTGCTGATAAGTAAAGCGAAACCCCTGTGCGGTCGTTGTGACTACACAGGGGCTATTTTATTTGGTATAGTACAATTCCATATCTGCCTTGTACATATCAAGTTGTCTTTTGTTATCTACAAGCGTGTTAAAGCTAAATCCCGCTGCAAAAGATACGGCAATGGACAAAATCAAGTGCGCCGCAACCCATTTACCAGCAAAGATAAACGGAATCTGAACTGCTACGGCAAAAACATCGAACAAAAGAACGTAAACTCCGTGTTTCATCATTTTCTGCAAACGGCTAATACTTTCTTCGTAAAATTCCTTTGACCTCATCATACGTCAATCCTCCAAGAAATCTTCTTGATTCAGAACTTTATTTACAATTCGTTCTGTACATTCTTTAATAACAGTAGATGCGGGGACGTAATCTTCATAAGCTATGTTTTCATATTGTGCTCCTGCATATTCAAAGAACCTTTTGGAAAGTATTTCTGCATCCGCACGACACAACGGCTTTAATTCGTATTGCAACGGAAATCTTCTTGTAAGCGCAGGGTCAATCCTATCAAATCGGTTTGTCGTTCCGATAATAATGACATTGTTTGGCAATCTATCCATTTCCTGCATAATCGCAATAACCACACGGTTCATTTCTCCAACGTCATCTTTTTGCCCACGAGCCATTCCGACCGCATCTATTTCATCAAAACAAAGAACGCAAGGAACGGTTCTCACATAATCAAAAATTCTTGCAAGGTTAGATTGTGTTTGCCCTAAGTGCGAATCAACTAGACTTGAAAATTGAATCCTCAAAAACGGAAGTTTTGCTTTATGCGCGATATACCTAGCCAGCATGGTTTTTCCACATCCGCTTTGCCCATAAAGCATCAATGCTGGCAAATAAGGAATGCCCATTTCGTTCAATTTTTCAGATGCTCGATAAATGGCAACAATTTTCTGCGTTATACTTTTTTCTTCGTTCCTAAGAAGGAATCTTGCTTCTGGAAATTCTTCTGTGTCCTCTGCAATCAAAAGATGCTGTAAGTTATATGGCAATTCAATAAATTCTCTTTTACTTTCCAACTTGCGAAACATATTTTCTTTGAACTGCTCATCTTTTTTGGATGATATGGAATTTAAAATGATTTTAACAGCTTTTTGCGCGTTTCGCATATCACCATCGCAAACAAATCGAATAAGGCGTCGTTCACTATCATTCATCTAGGAAATCCTCCAACTCAATCTTTCCCTCTGCCGCTGCAACTGCCAGAGCGTACACGAACTGTCCAATTGTCATTCCGTGCCGTCTTGCTTCACGGTTGATGTACTTGCGCTCTTCCTCGCTCATAAGGATGGTAATGCGCTTAGAACGCTTGCCATCACCGCTTGCAACGCCTTGATGTGATTCCGGCATCGGGATTTTTTTCTTTATCAAGCCAGCTTCAGCCAGTGCGCCGGGGACATCGCCTTGTTCGATAAGACGTTGAACTTCCTTTGCCTGTTTCAGCTTCTTCGGCTTACCTTCGCCTAACACGGCATCACTCGGATGACTTTTGCCGTCTTTGGCTTGCTTCGGCTTAATACTGCTTAATTCAGCTTCACTCGGCTGTGCGTGGCTGTCTGTGGCTTTACTTGGCTTAATCGGTACTTGTTCGGCATCATTCGGCTTTGCTCGGCTCACTTCTTCTTCCTTTGGCTCACTTCGGCTTAATGTCTGTTCCGAAAAAACAGGCTGGAAGTCAAAACCGCCCAACAAGCCGGATGTTTTTTTGCTGGTTGACTTCATTTTACATTTCCTCCACTTTCTTCGGAAGCTCACGAATTGGCATCCAGTATTCAATTTCTCCCGGCTTGAACTGTTTTATGATTCCTCGATTGTTCCACCATAACCCTTTCCAATAATAGCCAATATAAATGTTTCCATCTTTGCTTGCCAGCAGAACTTCCATCTTTTCTTTAGGTAAATCCCAATCATAGTTTGTTGGCGTCCATTTTTGAAATTCCGCCGTATCCATAACCGACACAAGAGCGTCCATATATGCATCTTTTTCTTCTTTGCTTTTGGCTCCAGCCCAGTAGCTAGCAATTTCACTCTGAACGATATCGCCGTCAATCAATCTCATTTTGTGTCCCCCTCTACAATCTTCTTTGCCAGCTCTTTGAAGTCCTCTGCGCTGGTACTCTTTGCCGTGTCACCGCTAAACAGGCTGTGCCGCTCTGCTTGCGCCTTACGAACGCCCATAGACGGTCTAATCTTCACGTCAAGCAGCTTTGTTCCCATGTTTTGTGCAATCACAGGAAGCTGCTCTACAACCTCTTTGGACAGGTTCTCACGGCTCTTGTACTGGTTCAGAAGCAGTCCTTCAATTTTCAAAGTCGGGTTGAAGTATCTGCGAACGTCACCGATGGTCTGCGAAAGCTGGCTCAGTCCGGCAAGCGCATAGCGGTCTGCTGTAATGGGAACGATAATGCTGTTAGCGGCAATCAGAGCGTTTACAAGTGCAAGGCCGAGCTGCGGGGGAGTGTCCAGAACGATGTAATCGTACTGTGCAGACATGGATTCCAGTGCTTCACGCAGCCGGAAGTTCTTGCCAATGTCCCGGACAAGCTGCTCGTCAATGTCCTTCAATGCGTTGTCTGACGGCAGAATGTCACCGGCTTTGCAGTGCTGGATTCCTTCTTCTACTGTACCTTGCCGGGTCATTACATCGAACAGAGTACACACGTCCTCTGTCTGCGCTCCGTAGGTGTCTGTTGCGTTACACTGGGCATCGCAGTCTACCAGCAACACCTTCTTGCCAAGCAACTGCAACGCACCAGCCAGACAGGTGCTTGTTGTGGTTTTCCCCGTTCCGCCCTTCTGGTTGGCGACAGCTATAATTTTTGCCATTTTATCACTCTTTCTTTATTTGCTGTGTATGACTACTTCAAGAAGCTATCATCAAACGTAGCATAATCGTCAAGGTCTGCATCTTTCAAAACTGAGTACATATAAGCGCCGGGGTCTTTTTCGATTTTGTCAATCCGCTCACTGACAAGAACCCTATAAGCGTTTTGAATGATATTCACAACAGCTTCTTTTTTCTTGTTAGGCTTGATGTTCGGATACTTCTCCGGCAATCTCTTTGCCACCAGCTTTGCGGTCAAGATACACTGGCTTTTAGACATCTCCGGCGCAATAGATGCCCAATCCACATCCTCGTATGCGCCGCTGCGGGGCTTTCTGGCAGGTCGTTGGCTCTTTGGAACATCTTTTAACTCTACGCTTTCAACCTCGTTAGCTTCCACGTCTATGACTGGCTCATTAGACTTGAAAGCTACATTGAACTTCACAGCAACCGCATTGCGACCTCTCATGACCTTGTCATATTCAACGCACAGGTCTGATACTTCGTTTATTTCAGCTACCGCAATATCAATGACACGCCGCCTAAGATGCTTAAACTCTTGATAGCTAGGTTCTCTTGCGCCAAGTTGTTCCCTTAATCTATCCAACGTAATTTCGGGCTGGCTCACGCCACGTCCGATGAACTCTCGGAGAATTGAATACAGCAAAATGCTATACTGCGATTTCATATTCGCTGTGTAGCGCAAGCGGTACTTGACATATCCACGCTCTGCAATGTCGAAGAAAACAGGTTGCAGAAGCGGATTGCAACACAATGACACAGTAATATTCATCAAACTAGGTTCAAAGTTTACCGTTGCTCTACTGAACAGGGGATACAAGTCAAACGAGCCTGAACCGTCACCTCTAGGGACTTCAACGGAGTTATCGATGAAATGCTTGACCTGTGCTTTCAAATTCCTAGAGTTTATTTTCAACCCCAAAAACTCGCAATACTCTTGTAACGTAAACTGAACCGTTGAAGTTTCAGGGTCTCTCGGATTGATACGGCTAAGATACACTTCAAGTAACCGTAGTTCTCCTGCTGTATAATCAGTGAACTTTGCCCAAACAAGCTGTCGGCTCTTTTCAACCAAGTTCCCGCCTTTAATATCGGACAATCTTATCACGCCTCCTCTCGTATAAGAGTATATCACAAATAGGTGTACAAATCAATAACAAGTGTACACCTATTTCCACTTTTTGTACACCTAACTGTCCACATTTTGTACACCTATTTCCACAATCTGTACACCTATCTCCATTTTTTGTACACCTCTTTACATTATATAAAACAAGACTATTAACAAGATTATAAAATAACTTCTACTAATAGCAGAAGAAGAAAATTTTCCACAAAATCTTTTCTTTCTCTTTTAAAAAGTGGAAAACGCAAAGCGAATACTGCTAAATAAACAGATGTTCAGCATCCGAAAGGTCGAAACGCTTAACGGTTAGGTTTACCTAACGTGTACAAAAAGTGGACGAAAAACTTTTAAGCCAATGTTATGGGGGACAGATTGACAAGCCAACCAATCGCAAACAACAAATTAACGCAAATTCGTTATTTATTCCGCTCGAATGTTGTCAATTTACAGCCTATGGGGGACGGATTGACAAGGTAAATTTTCCCGATAGGTGTACAAAAAGTGGACAAAATGTTCTTCAAAAACTGCGATAATTCGACAATCAGCGCAAAATGTTTTTTTCGTTGATGGTATAAGAGTCGTTTCGCTTCATCGCCGCAGCTTCCCCACAGTCCTGTGCCTGATACAAAATCTGCATATTGGGTTGTGTTCCGTCTGGGTCTGGGTCAGTTTTGGTGGCCTGTGCCATTTCATAATGACCTGTGACGGTGCGGCAGACGGATACACGATCACGCAAAGTCGTATGAAGGTTGGCTACCATTTCGCACAGAACGGCAAGGTAATCTGAGCCGTGATTGCCATAGATCAGATAGCACAGTAGGTCAATTTCTTGCGGATGGGCTTCTTTGATATGCTCTATCAGTGCATCCCTCTTTCTCTCGGTGCTGGCATCGCCAGCCAGACTTTCCAATAATCCAGGATGCAAACAAGTGTCTATGTACGGCTTGGCCGCAACACCGCAGCACACAAACCATTTTATAATAGTAGAGGCATCTGGGGTCATTGTCCCTTGCTCATAACGAAAAATGGATGTCCGGCCTACACCCATTTTGTTCGCAAGCTTCTGTTGGCTAAGTCCGGATTCTGCTCTTGCCATCTCTAACGCTTTTGCCACTCGTATCCTATAATCATCCATAAATACCCCTCTTTCGACAAAATGATACAAAAGCAAAGAAATTCAACTGATATATTGTTCAAAATGTGAAACAATAATTGAAAAAAGTCGCTGTTCCATTGAAACAGCGAGATGTGGTATAACTGTATTGTCAAAAAATTCCAAATAGAAAGGAAACACAAAATGAAAGAAACTGTAATCTGGAACCATGAACGTATGCCGATCATCGATGGAATGCCCGCCAGCGTTCCCGATGGGCAGCCACACACACCTGAACCATGGGAGGAAAGCTAATGAACCGAACCGTAGATGCTCTGATTATTCCATACGCTCGTAGACGGACGCTGGAGCTTGTCCTGAGCCTTTCTGGGTACGAAGCTGATAAAGATGCTTACCTCGAAGCAAAAGGCATCCTAGAACGCGCCGTAGCCGCCTTAGACAATGGGCAAGACCCGGCAGATAACATCGAATGCATTGACGGACAGCTCGTAGAGCTGTGATTGGAGGAAAGATGGATAGGCGTTGTCCCTTTTGACTTGAACGCTCGTGGCTTCCCCGATGAAAAGTAACGGATGTGAAGAAAACGTTCGATTTTTACGAAGTTGTTCAAACTGCATTGACTATACAACTGAAAGATGTATAATCGTATCAAATGAACATTCGTATTTACTGATTGGGAGGATATGTCACAATGAGTGAACAAGAAAGAGCCAAGATTGACCGATTTATTGCATGGCTGCTGGAACACCCTGAAAAGATTCCGGCAGCTAAAGAAATAATAGCTAACTCATGACAAAACCCCTTGCACATAAGGCTACCGAAAGCCCGGCGCAAGGGGTTTTATTTGTACCGGGTCAATCCTTACAGACTTTCATCAGTTTTAAAAACCGGCTAGAATCAGATTTTACGGTTTCAGTTCCGCTGTGGCCATCTTCATACGTCACATAAAACGTGACGCTGGTTTTAGATTTTGCAGATGCTGCTCCGTAAACAGCACCGGGCAAACCGGCAATTGAACTTCCAATGGCAGTGCGGATGGCAGCGCTCCCTGCCTTTTTGCTAGTGTTGGAAACGATAATTTTTGCTTTTATAGGGTTATGCGCAGCCCTAATTTCTTCTCTTTCCTGCGCCGCTTCCATTTCTGCTTGAACTTTTTGTGCTTCTTTTTTGGCTCTTCTTTCTGCTTTTGTGCCAAAGCAGGCCTGCCACTTGTAACAGCAAAGAACAATTCCAGTGAGACCAACAATAGCGCTGGGTGTCCCATGCAGGTTGCAAGAAAAAACAAGCAGTCCAATGCCGCCAAAGAAAACTGCCTTATCTAAGTTCGTTCCTTTCATTGGCATCCCCTTCACATTGTTTTGATAAGCTTCATCAAGGCTTCGCGCTTTTCTTTTGACATCTCCACCAACTTCTGCTCAATCCATTTGATATCCGCATCAACTTCGCTTTGCGACTGCTGGGGCGGGTTTTCTTTTTGCTCGCCAGTGAGAAGGTAATCTACAGTAACGCCAAAGTACTGCGCCAACTTAACTGAATTTTGATTTGTCGGCTTTGCATCGTTTCCGAAACTTGCTTCTGTTCTCCAATAACTATAAGCGGATTTTGGGACGCCAGCATCGGTTAAAGCACGAGATGGCTTTACTCCCTTTTCTTCGCATAGTTTTACGAAATTGTCAAAAAACACAAAACTTACCTCCAGTGCTTGTACAAGATGACAAAGTTCTACCACTTGAACAAAAACACTTGAAAAGTTCTACTACTTGTGCTTTAATAAAGATACCGAGTTCAATCGGCAGAACAAATTAAAGGCTTTGAACAAATAGAAGAACGTTCGATAATGTTTTTGCTTGACACCATAATATTATCATATTCTTTCAAAAAGTTCAAGTACTAGAACAAGAAAGGAGAAAAAATTTGCTTCCTAAGTGGACAGGCGATGTTGTGGGAACGCTTCACGTTAACAACATCGAAATCAGAGAGCTTGCTGCAAAAATGGGATGCGCACCGGAATACTTGGGAAAAATCCTGAACGGTAAGCGTGAGCCTAAAAATGCGGAAGCTAAGGTGAGAGAAGCTCTGGAAGAGCTGTTGAATGAAAGAGAGGGAAAATGAGCGACATTGTCTTATCTATGCAAAGCGGCGAACCGGTAGCATCCAGCCGCCAGATTGCCGAGAACTTTGAAAAGCGTCACGATCATGTGATGCGTGACATCGATGCAATCAAAAAAGATGTCCCCAATTTTGGGGAGATGTTCTTTGAAACCACAGCGCCGGACAGCTACGGCAGGGAACAGAGGGCTTACCTGATGAACCGTGACGGCTTCACCTTGCTTGCTATGGGGTTTACCGGCAAGGCTGCTCTTGAGTGGAAGCTCAAGTACATTGCAGCGTTCAACGAGATGGAGAAGAAGCTGACCGAACAGCCGAAGCTTACCCGGTCGCAGCTTCTTGCAACTGCACTGATCGCAGCGCACGAAGAGTTGGAAGAGAAGGACAAGCAGATTGAAACCATGAAGCCGAAAGCGCTTTTCGCTGACGCAGTTTCAGCAAGCAAAAAATCCATTCTCGTTGGTGAGCTTGCAAAGCTGCTTTCGCAAAATGGCATTAACATCGGACAGAACCGTTTGTTCGACTGGATGCGAAAGAACGGCTACCTCATTAAGGACCCGAAACGAAGCGACTACAACTTGCCTACGCAGCGTAGTATGGAGATGGGGCTGTTTGAAATCAAAGAGACTACGATTCAACACAGCGACCACATTTCCATTAACCGCACTCCTAAGATTTCCGGTCGCGGCCAAGTCTACTTCGTAAACCTCTTCTTGAAAGCAAAGAAAATCCAGAAAGCGGAGGACTGAACATGGAACAGATTATCACCTTAAAGGTAGACCTAGAGCGCCCGGACGATGCGAAGTTCGCCATTGACAAGGCTGTGGAAGCCTACGAGCAGAACAAAAAGCACTGGGAAGATTTTGAACTCAACGAAGCAAAAAGCAAAGCACGAGATATTTTGTACGGCCTGTGCAACGATGGTTGCAGCATGATCTGGACGGTCGCCGATGGCACTGTTGGGTTGACGATCTGGAACGGTTTCAGAGACCTTGGCGTTGGTCAGTGCTATATGACCGAAGAAGGGCTGCATGATATCTGGGTCGAAAAGCTGGTTGCGCTGTGCATTGCCACAGGCCGGGAAGTCCCGAAGTTCATCACAGACAAGGCTGGTGAGTGCTGGTGACGAATTTTCGCAGGGCGCAAAGCCGCAAGCGCAGACTGAAGCTGGCAATGGCTATTGGCGTGTCAAGAAACGATGCCAACAAGGTGCTTTGGATGGAGAAGACCATCAATCAGTGCTTTGAGCGCCACAATCGGGAAGCCAGGTTGAAAGAGGAAATGCAACGTGAAAATTAAATATTGCGAGCGTTGTGGTCTATTTCTTGGCTTAGTAAACCCTACAAAGAGATATTGCTCGGAGTGCAAGCACAAAATAGACAAGGAACGTGACAAAAAGCGTAAAAAAAGCGCCCACAGAACGAAAACGCAAGAGCTAGAGAAACAAGAAAAAGCGTTTCCGTCTATCGGAGAAGTTCAAGCGCTTGCTGACAAGCTCGGCAAACACTACGGCGAAGTATCAAGGATGCTTGCGTCAGGAGAGATGACTTATGAACGGTAAGTACTACGGAAAACGAGAAATCCGCTGGCACAGCCGGGAGAAAGAGCGGCTGGAACACATCAACAAGCGAAAGGAGAAAAATGAAAGCACTTGTGGAAATCGCCCTAATCTGGGGCATCATTCTGGCGTTGATTCTTGCAGCGTTCCTTTTGAACCTGTGGCTGGTACATCTCATTGAACTACTGGTCGGCGCAAAAGGCACATGGGGGATCATCGTGGCAGCCGCTGTAATGGCAACCGGATGGATTTTTAATTTTGGCAGCAAAAAGGAGAGCAAATGAAAACTTTGAAAGGAGCAGCGTTGTCAATGATCGGTTTGGCTTCGGCAATTGCAGCAGTCGGCTGCGGTGATGCGATTCAAGGATGCCAGACCACAGCGCAGATGCTTGGCTGGGTGATCGTGTCGTGCGGGCTTCTCGCAACGGCTATCTTGCTGTGTGCGTTGGCTGTAAGTGCAGAAGAGGACGAACGCAGCGAATGCGAGCGCCGTAGAATCAAGCGTGTTGCCCACCACACCAATGAGTGGAGGGATGCTTGATGAAGTGCCCGTTATGCGGTAGTGACAACATTACAACGGTTGACAGCCGGTCTGACCACGACAGTATCGTTCGCAGAAAAAAGTGTCTTGTCTGTAACCATCGGTGGTCTACCATCGAGATTGACAAAGACCAGTGGTACAGCGCACTGCAAATCAAAGAGGAGCGCAAGAGAGGGAGACCAAAAGATGATTAACCTTGACAGATTCGGTGGCGTGACAGAGCCGGATGATGGCGTGTATTTCCTAACCCGTGAGCAGGAAGCAGAAGCCAAAGAAGCTGACCGGCTGGCAGCGATCGAGGACTTACAGTCTGAGATTGAGGACAGGGAAGCAGAGCTGAAAGACCTCCGTGCGCAGTTGGCAGACCTGATGGCTGGCTGATTTTGTACAGCCAAGTTAAGCCGAAGTAATAACAATAAAGCCTAATGAAGCCGAAGAAAGGAAAGAAAAATGGCAGTATTAGTAATGGTCTATGGTCATTCCGGCAGCGGAAAGTCCGCTTCGCTTCGGAACTTTGACCCGGAACAGGTGGCGGTTATCAACGTGCTTGGCAAGCCGCTTCCGTTCCGTAGCAGCATGAAAACCTATATCACCAACGACTACGGCAAGATTGATGCCGCAATCCACAGCACCAAGCGTAAGTCCATCGTCATTGACGATGCCACCTACCTTATGACCGGCGAGTTCATGCGGAATGCAAAAGTCGCCGGATACCAGAAGTACACCGACATGGCAGCCAACTTCAATGCCTTGCTGATGCGGGCGAAGGAGCTGCCGGATGATGTGATTGTCTACTTTTTCGGACACAGCGATAAAGGCGAAGACGACAAAGAAAAATTCAAAACCATTGGAAAAATGTTGGACGAAAAAGTCTGTGTGGAGGGGTACTTCACCATCGTTCTGAAAACCGTTGTGCAGGATGGGCGATACCTGTTCAGCACCCGCAACGATGGGATGGACACCGTGAAAACCCCTCTGGGGATGTTCAACGATGCGCTGATTGAGAACGACCTCGCCGCCGTAGACAAGACCATCCGTGAGTATTACAACATCCCGGTTCAGCCGGATAACAAAGGAGAGTAACAGATGAAGAACATCAACTGGAATGACGTACAGGAAGCCACCAAACGCCGTGACTTGCCTGTTGGCGGCTATATTGCCGGTATCTGCAAGGCAATGGACGAGCCTGCAAAGGAACGCCTGAACATCGAGTGGGAAGTCGCAGAGGGCGAGTTCAAGGGATACTGGCGTGAGCAGACCGCTTCCCTTATTGAGCGTGGCAAGCTGAATCCGGGCGAATGGGCATGGGGTGGCAAGACCATCAAGAGCTACAAGGAAAAGGCACTGCCGTTCTTCAAGGGCTTTATCACCGCTGTTGAGCAGTCCAATCCCGGCTACAAGTTCAACAACGATGAAAAGACCCTGCGTGGCAAGCTGGTCGGCGTGGTTCTCCGCGAGGAAGAGTACATGGGCAACGATGGGAACATCAAAACGAAGCTTGTCGTTGACCGTTTCACCAGCGTGGACAAGATTCGTTCCGGTGACTATGAGGTCAGACCGAAGAAAACGCTGGCTGGTGGGTCTGGTTCTTCGCCTGATACCGGCGACTTTGCCGTAATTCAGGACAGTGAAGATTTGCCATTCTAAAATAACGCATCAACGTAAATTTCAGAAAGAGTGATAAGATGAGAAAAGAAATCGAAATCAATGTTAAGCACATGGTTTCACCTGATGCAACAAGTTGTGCATACGGAGAGGATGTTGATGGATATGTAATGGCTTGCCATTATCACGTCCGAAGAAACAGAACACACGGAAGAAAGGCTCCTATGGAATTTGACCTTCCTAAATGTCTTTTGTTTGAGTGCTGGCTTGATAAGCCGTTTCATAAATGCGAAGCCTGTAAACAAGCTTGCAAAGACAAAACGGACTGACCGCCTACCTTATATAAGAGCTGCGCTATCTGGCTGGACGGGCGTTTGGAAAGATGAAAGTTTTAGTTGCCTGTGAGGAATCGCAGGAAGTCTGTAAGGCGTTCCGGGCAAAAGGTCACGAAGCTTACTCATGCGACATCCAGGAACCGTCCGGTGGGCATCCTGAGTGGCATATTCTTGGAGATGCGCTCAAGGCTCTGGAGGGGGGGCAAATCGTGACGATGGACGGCGTAGTGCATGAAGTCGGCAAGTGGGATTTGCTCATTGCACACCCGCCTTGCACACATTTGGCCGTATCTGGTATGAGGTGGTTCAAAGAAGGGAAAAAGCCGTTGAGCTTGAAATACGAAGCGGCGGCTTTCTTTATGAAATTTATCGAAGCAGATATTCCGCATATCGCAGTTGAAAATCCTGTAAGCGTAATGTCAACGCTGTACAAAAAGCCGGATCAGATCATAAATCCGTGGCAATTTGGGCATCCAGAGCAAAAGAAAACTTGCCTTTGGCTGAAAGGATTGCCAACTTTGAAAGAAACCGACAATGTGTACAAACTTATGATGACACTTCCGATAAAGCAAAGAACGAGAATTTGGCAGATGGGAAGTGGCCACGCAAAGGAACGGAGCAAAACTTTTCCAGGCATTGCAAAAGCAATGGCTGAACAGTGGGGTGAATTTGAATGATTACCTGTTGTCTCAACTGCACATCACGCTGCACAGCTTGCCACGACACTTGCGAGAAGTACAAGGCAGAGAAGAAAGACTTTGAGGAACGCAAGGCGTTCGTGTATGAGTTGAACCACAGACAGAGCGTGTACCATCGCAACTACGAGGACAAGCACCGGGAACGTGGTAAGAAGCGGTTTCTCGGAAGTGAATTTAGAGGTGAACGAGGATGAGAAATCCGTCTAAGAAAACGATGAAACATATCGTATCTGTCTTAGATAGCCATTGTAGATTCGATTTGAATAAACAGATTTTAGTTCCGTTTGAAAGCAGCCCACTTTCTTGCATTTGGTATGGGTTCAAACCACATAGCGGTAAGAAGATGGTTGGCTATATCCTGAAAGACGGTTACAAGTATCCGTGCGAAAAATCTATTACCCGAAACGGATTGATGGTGGAAATCAAATACCCGGAACAGATTTTCGCGCCCAGAGCATCATCCCTTGAGCTGGCAAAACAGATGACAGAAAGAATGATTAAGAGAGGAATGCTTTATGTTTATCCATACACATGGAGAAGAAAACGATGGACGGGTTGATTTATGAACACCGGCAAGCAGTTTGAAGCGGACTTCAAAGCATCCGTTCCAAAGGATGCGTGGTGCTACCGGCTGAAGGACAGTGCCGCCACCTATTACGGCGGCAACGAGAACCTGTCCTTCTCCATAGACAACATCTGCGACTTCCTTGTGTACCGTTACCCGATGAACCACCTGTTTGAGTTGAAAACCATCGAAACGCCATCTATCCCTCTGGAAAAGGTGTTCGGCAAATACGACAAGGCAAAGTGCAAATACCGTAAGGAAAAACACATCACTGATATGGTGGATGCAATGGGGTACAGCGGTCAGACCGCCCATGTGATAGTCAATTACCGGGCTGTCAACCGCACCTTTGCAATCCCTGCCAACAAGGTTCTGGCGTTCCGATACAATGAGAGCCGCAAAAGCATCCCTTGGCAGTGGGCGGAACAAGAGGGGATAGAGGTCAAAGCAAAAAGGCTTCGTGTTCATTGGCGGTATGACGTGGATGCGCTGCTGAAAAGATTGGAGAAAGAGAATGCCAAATTGGTGTGAAGGAAAGCTCAAAGTCCGTGGGAATCCCGAAAACATCGTGCGCTGGTTTACGGATTGCGTGACTGTTTATGACCGCCCCTATTTCGACAAAAACAAGTTTCCGAATGGAGAGTGGGTCTACAACAAAATCCATGATGGAGCATTGCTCTCTTACGATGATGAGACATTCTACATCAACGTGAAAGACACCGCTTACATTGAGGGTACTACGAAGAACTTCGTTGAAAAGTTCTGCACTGAACAGATTGCTGATGGAGACAACGCAATTCTTGTTCTTCCTGTAATGGCTGCATGGTCGATGGAACCTGAGCCATACGAAGAAATGTCTAAAAAGTATAGATTGGATTTCAGATTCTATGGATTTGAAAGCAGTGGATGCGTAAATCAGGAGATGGAAGTCATTGAAGGTAAAACAACCATCAACCGTGAAATTCGATTTGATGATTACCGTTGGGAATGCGCAGACCCGCTAATGGGAGGTTGAAAACATGGAAATTGAGGTTGAGATTTGCGACCGATGCGGCGAGTGTTTTTCGTGGCACGGCGAAGTGAACGGAATCCGAAAAGTGAAAATCAAACAATGTGGCTATGAATGCTCGCCAGACAGGTCGTTCGTTCTTTGCCCCTCTTGCATGGAAAAACTGAACGGCTGGCTGAAAGGAGATAAAAAATGAGCGACATACGGTTAGTTAATGTAGTGCCCATCGTCAACGAATGGAACGATGCGGCGAAGAAGAATCTGGATGAGGCCAAAACATTGATGGCCTCCGGGAACTATCCCGACTACAACGCGGGCGTTGTCAAGGAAGGCGTTGCGAACCTCGTTTCCGGGTTTGCCGATGACCTGATGAAAGCTCCTGCTGTTGACCCGGAGAGCCTGCGGCCTGTGGCACACTGGGAGAAAATTCCCGGCTCCTATGAGGTCTGTGCCGGGAAAAACGGCTCATGGTGTGTACTAGCAACCCGTTGCTCGAACCCGGAATGTGGAGAGGCGAACCCGTGTAGCCTCAAAACGCCATTTTGCCCGATGTGTGGATCCAGAATGGAGGACGTGCCGTATGACGTTGATTGACCGCGACACCCCAAACAAGGAGCAGTCGGATGAATAAATTCGGAAACTGCCCTCTGTGCGGAAAACAAGTCAAGCCGATCAACCTCCGTAAAATTGCACGGCAGAACCAGTTGTACGGATTTCGCATGGCTTTGGATGGCGTTGCCTCCACATGGGGCGCACTGATTCAGAATCTTCGGTGCGATGCAGACCTGACCGATGAACAGGTGCAGAAAATCATTCGTATTGGTGACAGGTACTGGGAGATGGTCGGCAAGTTCAAAGAAGAGGACATGACCCCTGACGAGTTTGCGGATTACATCACAGCAAAGTCAGAACAGGTCGAAAAAGAGTTGAGGGAAAGGTGGAGCTGATGGCACTGTTGAATAACGAAGAAGTTGACGATACGTTATCCATGAGGATAAGCGATGATATTCGGATGAGCATAAAATTTTCTTGCGATTTGTGTGGAACGGATATAGATGTCCTCGACACTCGATTCGCAACGATGACAGCAAATAAAGCACGGAGCAAAATTGTTCCTGAATGCCCGATTTGCGGGAAAAAAATGATTATTAACAGCTGGGGGGCATTCTGAAATGTTTGAATTTGTAACTCGCTGGCTAATCTGCTTAGTCCTGCTGGCGGTAGTAGTTCAGTCCGAACGGACAATTAAGAACATGGCGAACAGCCTGTTTGAGGAACGGCAGGCAATGCTTGTCTGGCTGTTCGTCAACTTGTGTCTGGCCGTTTGTACGGCTGTTGTGATGGAGTGGAGGTAAAGTAGCATGAACAGATATGACATTGAAAAGAGTATGGAAAGAAGTCGCAGAATGTTTGCGATTTTTCAGGGAATTGTGATTGCTTTTATTGCAATCGTGGCAGTTTCGTCTATCGTGCTTTCCATTTTTATGTATAAGGGCTTGTTTTCCGCAGACATCCCCGAATGGATGAAGTGGGCGTTTGTATTTCTTGGGAGGTAAAAATGATGATTCAGGATATCAACATGGTAGGGCGTGAAAGGCTGGCTTTTCTGTATGGTCTTTATAGCGGCTGTGCGAAATCAGAAACTGAGCTTAACGCCAAAGGCATTTATCAGAAAATTGCTTCCGAGTTAGCTTGGTGTTTGGGATTCAACGAGAACGGCGGCAAATGTTATGAGATGAACGGGGAATAACCAATGGATAATGAACTTTACTGTCCGATGAAGCTAACCAGCAATCCGCTTGGTCGGTGCGTCTGCGAGAAAGAAAAGTGCGCTTGGTGGCGGCAGTTGGACAGCTGCTGCTCCATCTGGTGGATTGCAACCGAGCTGGATAAAATCGAAACGAAGATGAAGAGGTGAGAACGTGAACGAATGGATTAGTGTTAAAGATAGACTTCCTGATATTCCGAAAAACGATTTTGCCAGCGATTATGTTTTGGTTCACGACAAAAAAGCTGGTGACTGGGTAGCCTATTATGATGCAAACGGTGGTTGGTGTGAAGCAAGAGAGTGCATCCCATTCAAAAATGTTACACATTGGATGCCACTCCCAAAGCAACCAAAGGAGGTCTGATACATGGCAACACCCCCGAAGCGTGGTCGTGGCAGACCGCCGCTGACCGAAGCTGAAAAGAAAAAGCGTGAGAAGCGAGCGCAAAAGGCGAAAGAAGAAGCCGCCGCGAAGCGTGAGAAAGAGCGCGAGAAGAAGCGGTTGCAGAAAAACGCTATGAACAGAAAAATCAGGTCGAAAGCCAGCCAAAAGCTGGCAGAAAGGCAACAAGAAGCATTGGAAAAAGCTAGAGAAATTGATGTAAACGATTTGTCCGTTTTGCTCGATGGTGAGGACGATAGAAAGATTCAAGGAATGATTGCGGCGGACTACTTCGACAATCTTCCGAAAGTGAATATGGACAATCCAGTTGATGTCAAAAACCGACTAGACTTTTTCTTTAATTGCTGCAAAATAGCTCGAATTTCTCCTGTCATCGAATGGATTGCACTTTCTCTTGGAATCAAGTGGGTTAGCTTGAAACAAATTATGCTGGGAGAAAGACGAAATGATAGTTTACAACAAGAATACATCCTTAGAACTGTTCTGAAAATGCAGTCCATGTGGGCATACAATGGCATTTATGGGCAGGAAAATCCGGGAGAATGGTGCTTCCGTGCGAAAAATTATTTTGGCATGAAGGACAACGTAGAAGTCACCGTTGCTGCACCAGCGCAACCGTTGGGCGATGCCCAGAGTGCAGAACAGCTTGCCCAGAAGTACCAGACAGCTTTACCGAAAGGGATTGATGTGGAGTTTAAGGACGTGACGGAAAATGAGCAGCAAAGCGTTACGGCAGATGTATAAAGAACATCACATCTGCATCCATTGCGGTCAGAACGATGCAATGCCGGGCAGAGTATCGTGTGCGGAGTGTTTGGCAAAAGACCTCGAAAGGCACACGCAAGCATACAAAAACCTTTCAGGCGAAACGAAAGCTGTGTATCTGCAAAAATGCAATGAGCGACAACGTGAAAAGCGTAAAAGACTGGCTGCGAAAGGAATTTGCACTACTTGCCTGAAACGTCCGATGTCAAAAGGCTATCGCTCTTGCATCGAGTGCCGAACAAAGGATGCTCAAAAGAGAGCGAGAAACAGCAAGGAATACAGAAGGACATCTGGTACTTGCGCCTATTGTGATGAACCACCAATTCCCGGCAAGCGTTGTTGTCCGAAGCACTATGCAAGCCGCATTGTTGGCATCACAAAATGTAGACAGTCAGAGGGATTTAGGCTATCACAAATCGAACAGAAAAAGCGCATGAGCGTCTTTTGGAGAGAAATGGAATGGGAAAGAAATCAAAGAATGAAACAGCCACAATGGATTTGTCCGTAACCCCATTGATTGACTTTTCCGACCCCTGCTTACGCTCGTTTTTGCCTGTCCTCTTGCAAGACCACACGACAGGCAAAAACATCATCTGGGCGACAGACACGCCGCCTGAACTGGGCGTGGGCTTTGCAGATGAAATCACGCTGGAACAACTAGACAAGGTTCAGCTTGTCCCTCGTGTGCAGAAACGGCTGGCAGAGCAAAAGAAGCGCACCAGCAAGAAAGCAGAGGTGTTCACGCCGACTTGGGTTTGCAAGAAGATGGCAGACGTTGCCGAAAACGACCTGAAGGGCGAGGACTGGAAAGAGTACATCAACAAGACTTGTCTTGAAGTCACCTGTGGAGAAGCGCCGTTCCTCACAAGCCGATACGATACCACGACAGGACAAATGATTGCCGTGCCGGACAGAATCGGTCTGCTGGATAGAAAGCTGAATGTTTTGGCAGAGCAGTTCCATGACTACGATATGTGGATGTGCTGGGCAATTAGCGCCTACGCATCGACATACGGCTATGAGTGGCAGGGAGACAATCTCTTGCTGGCAAGGTGCAACCTGTTCCTGACGCTGGTTGAAAATTTTAGGTATCGGTTTGATGCAAAACGGCTTGAAATTGGCTGTATGCCTATGTTTCTTGATTGCATTGCAGAAACAATCTCGTGGAACATCTGGCAGATGGACGGTCTGAAAAAGACCGTACCCGGTACGGACATCCCATGCAAAATCAAAGACTGGAAAGCAGACAAAGAAATTCTGTTTAAGGACGTTGGGGAGGACAACTAATGCAAACTGACAGAGGAATCTACCACAAGCGAGTATGCGACCGCTGCGGAGCGGTACAGGGAAGCAGAATGATGAACCCTGACGAATACTTCAAAGACTGGACGTGGCGCAGGGACACAGGCGACCTGTGCCCGGAGTGCTATGAGGAGTATAAGCGAGTGATCAGACGGTTCAACAGGAGAAAGAGAGGGCAGAGATTATGAAAAAGTGCGCTCTTTACAGGTGCAAACAGTGCTTTGCGACCATGACGGACGAAAGCGATGTCAGAATCGACAAAGACATTGTTGATTGGATGTTTGAAAACGAAATGGAAGAAAGTAAAATTGGTTTTATCGCAAAATTCAAAATAAGCGATAAAGTCCTCATTCATCGTTGCGCCAACAACACTGTTGGTTTATGTGAGTTTATCGGATGGAAGGAGATAGAGGAATGAACTTCTACTGTACCGCCGAACATTGCTCTTGCATGGGCATCAAACAGTTCTCTGCTGGCAAGGCTATCCGATGCACGGCAGAATCCTGCAAGAACAAATCCGAGCCGTCCTGTGGCTCTTGCAAATGGTACGCAGAGCCGGATGGCGTGTGCGTGAACGACCAGTCAGAACACGTTGCAGACTTCGTGTGGGATGAAAGTGGATGCAAGGAATGGGAGAAGAAAGATGAGCTATGATATTTCGCTATGCGACCCCGTAACGCATGAAACGCTTGAAGTGGATGATATGCACTTTGTTGCTGGCGGTACTCGTTCCATTGGAGGAACAAAAGAACTGTGGCTTAATATCACCTATAATTATGGAAATTACTTTCGTCGTGATAATGTGTTGGGTAGAAAGGGCATCCGCTCTATCTACGGAAAGACAGGAGCAGAAAGCATCCCGATGTTGGAAAAGGCTATTGCCGCTTTGGGTGATGATGTGGACGATAGCGACTACCGGAACGCAACAGAGGGCAACGCCAAACGTGTCCTGTACGGTCTGTTGGCGTTTGCAAGAATGCGTTCCGACGGCGTATGGGACGGAAATTGAAGGAAGAAAAGACAATGCTGATATATGAAGTCGCTTTAGGCATCGTTTTGACAACGATGGTTGGTATATTGTTTGTATCCCCCATTTATCTGTTTGAGCGATATATCCTTTGGGAAATTTTGGACGAATATATTGATAGTATCGTTATAAAGGTTGTTGCTTGTGCGGTTATAAACGTTGCTATTTTCTTAATTGGATATGTAGTCGTTCTTGCTACTGCGAGGTATAACAATGGCTAACACGCTTTGGCATCCAGCAAGCGAACCACCAAAAGAACGAACGACACCTTTGTTGCTTGCGACTAAGACAACGTGGCGTGATAAAGATGGAAAAATATTGCAAGGAATCTTGCCAACAGCATACTTTCTAGGCTGTTACGCAGACGGTCAGTTCTGGGACGAGATAGGCGAGAGACTGCCGGAAGATGTGACGGTGACGCATTGGATGGCGTTTCCGATGGTATGAGGTGGTATGTGTGGAGAGCAAAATTGTTTGGCATTCTCTTAAAAAAGAAGGATACCCGCCACTGTTTGACAATGGAAATGGCTACTTTTCATCTGGAAGGATTTTGCTGTCTGGGCTGTATTTTGATTTTTTCAAAGGGAAGATAGACAGGACTGTGTCATGCGGAGGACTTGTAAAAGACCTTCGGCATGGAATGCCAGAATTTGATTGGATGAACGATAACGGGTGTTGTTTGCATCACTCAAAAATTGAATATTGGGCGTATATGCCAGAACCGCCTGTGGAGGAACAAATATGACAAACAAAAAGTTTGGCATCATCATTATGGACTTGAGCCTTTTCGACTTTGGGCCGAAGCCACCTTGTGGATACATTAAAGCAAAACATATCCGACCAGCGTACGGCAAAGGCACAAGACCTGTAAAGGCGCATAAGCGAATCACGAGAACGAGAGAGGGGTTCAGAAAATGACAGAACTTAAGAGATGCCCGTTCTGCGGTGCGGAACCGCCGACTGTAAAAGTGATTCATCCACTCAATGTTGACATGGCTAGTTGGGTAGTCTGCGGAAAATGCGGGGTGAGCACTTCTGCAACATTTGGCAAGGAAAAAGCCATCGAAGCATGGAACAAACGCTACAAAGAGGATTGAGTATGGACAAAAAACGAGACAGCTTTACATTCCAAAAATATTATTTTGAAGCCATCTCCACACTCAAAAGTAAAGAGAAGTTGGAACTCTACGATGCAATCTGTGCATACGTTTTTGAAGAAAAAGACGCAACTTTGAACTCAAAAAAAGCAGAATCTTGTTTCATTTTGATTAAACATCTGCTCGATGAAGAATCAAAAAGAAGCGATATTGCGTCAAAAGGATGGTCTACACGAAAGTCATCTCATCCTCATGTCATAAATGAGATGAAAGTCAGCTCATCTATGAGTTCAAAGTCAGATGACAATGAGCCAATTGTATCAATTGACGGTCAAATGAACGTCAAGACCCTGCCGGAGAGTGCAGTCAAAAAGAAACCTGACATCTTCTCAGACTTTGCTCATGGCGATAAAGCCCTGCTGGAATCCTTGCGAGAGTTCGCACAGATGCGTACAAGAACCAAAAAGCCTATGACAGACCGGGCAAAGCAGATGCTCTGCAACAAGCTGGAAAAGTTTGATCGGCATGACTGGAAAGCTATCCTTGACCAGAGCATCTATGCTGGATGGCAGGACATTTACGCATTGAAACAGGATGACCAGTACGAGCAAAGTACGGAGATGGAGTTTCATAGACTATGACAATGGACGTTCAAACGGTGTTTATCGGTGCGCTGATGCTCTGCAAGCCGGGCGTTGTGGATGAAATCATACCAGACCTTGAACTTGACTTGTTCAGACCTGAGCTGAGAGACGCTTTTGCGGCTGTTAAGGGCTATTGGACGGCTAGGGGTAAGATAGATATAGTTGAGATAAACACGCAGCATCCAGACGTAGCGCAGACGCTCTTGGCGTGTGTACAAACCTGTGAATCAGAGTGTGTACGAATTGACAGGGAGCAGATGCAGCGTTGGGCACAGCTTATCAGAGAACAGGCTGCACTCACTCGTGTGCAAGGCCTGGCATTTCAGATGACCAGCGAGCTTACCGATTATTCTGATCTATCAGACATTTACCAGAAGATGGGCGAAGCAATGAGCCTGAAAGCTGAGGAAGAAGATGCGTGGACATACGAGGATGTGCTGAACGACTATGTGCTTCACATGGACGAGAAGCCTGTGTATATCAAGACAGGCCTAGAGCGTCTGGATGAAGCGCTGCACATCTCACCGGGTGATTTCATCATCATCGGTGGCAGACCGTCTGCGGGCAAGACAGCCCTGTCTCTGCAAATAGCAGCAAGCATGGCAAAGCAGGACTATACCGTGTACTATTTCAGCTTAGAAACCAGCAAACGTAAGCTGGGCGCACGTCTGATGGCCAATCAAATATACTGCCCTCTGGACACGGTGAAAAATAAGGCGGTCAGCTTGAATGAGATTGACGGACAGGCAAAGAACATGAAGATGCCCCTATATATCCGCTCCGCTGCCGGAAAGAACGTGGCGTGGATGAAGGCTCAGGCTCTTCGTAAAAAGGCTCAGGTCATCTTCGTAGACTATCTTCAACTCATCCACGAAACAAGCGCAAAAGACAGATATGCCGCCATTACAGCTATATCCATTGCCCTGCACGAACTGGCACAGACCACAGGCATTGTTGTGGTGGCACTGGCACAGCTTAATCGAAACCCATCCAAGCCCGGAGCAACGCCTACTAACTCCGACTTGCGAGAGAGCGGACAGATTGAACAGGACGCAGATGCAATTATCCTTCTGTCCGGCGATAACCCCGACAAGTACCTGTTCCGACTAAGCAAGAACAAGGAAGGCGAGATAGGCGACCTTCCCATTACGTTTAACAAGCAGATTCAACGATTCCAAGAGTACACTTGGATGGATTGAGCACATGGGCTGTCAGCAATGGCAGCCTTTTGCATATACGCGCACAGAAGCCCTACAAACGCTTTTAGCGGTCAGACGGCAAACTTATCGACTGAACACGGAAAACGGCTCTGGAACGGCTCTACGGGGCTGTGAGCGCATTGTAGAGGTCTACGACTATTGTAGGAGGAAAAAATGCAGTACATGACAGCCGATACAAAGGTCAATGGGTACATGGTCTACCCTCGATTCCTCTCGACTATTGGCGTTAGCCCAACAGAGAAAATTGTTTACATTTACCTGTTCAATCGTGCAAGGTCGTCACAGAGGGCAAGCAGAAGCGGAAAGTTTGCTGACCAACTAGGGCGAGTATACATCGTGTATCCCATCAAAGACCTTGCTGCCGATACTGGATTCACAGAACGATGGGTCAAGAAGTCTCTGAAAGAGCTGGAAGAAGCCGGGTTGATCGAGCGCAAGCGTGAAGGCAAGAACAAGCCCGATAAGATATACGTCAAAGTGCCGAAAGAATCGTCAAGGAGCGAAAAGGGAGGTGAACAATCATTCACCTCTGAGGGGAACGATGCTTCACCTGTGAGGGGAACAATCGTTCACCTCCTTAATATAGAAGAAAAGAAAAGAAAAAAAGTTATTAAGAAAGCGGGCGACCCGCCCGATGGGAACGCCAGAACGCCGGACTTCGAGGATGTGAGCGAGTATTTTTTGGATGCCGGATGTGAGAATAGGCTTGCCAGCAGGTTCATGAACTACTATGATGAAACAGGTTGGATGACCAGGACCGGAAAGCCTATAACAAACTGGAAGGCTTTTGCTGATATGTGGATTGACAGAGAGCAAGAGAAGCAACAGTACAGTGAATTAGAGTTCAATCGCCTATAAAGGTTCTTTCTCCCTACAACCCTCTATCTCCAAAAGCTATACCGTTAGCCAGCAGAGCAGACCGTAGGCAAGAACTAGCGTGAGGTTCGGACTGGTGGATAGTCTACGACTATTTCACATGGAGAATTGACTTCATTTTGTAGTCGGTTGGATATGTATAAATGTTGCATATACTATTCCTAGCAGAACGCTATGAATTGAGCTGAATACTATAGTGCGTTACTGGGAATTAAATCGAGCAGGAACAGACCGAATCGGATGATACGACTATTCCAGCGAAATAATAGTTAAAAAGATTGAGTAATTATCTGCGACTATTATAATAAGTACGATTATTAAAGATTTTGAGGTAATGCAATGGGGATTAAAATTGATAGGTGTCTTGACACATATTGATTTTTTGGTGGTCGGATGGCTTAGCGACTATTGCATCTCTCTTTCTCTAAAAGGCGAACGACTATTTCACACAAAAAATACACGACTATTTGGCGATGATTCGCAAGAAAATGTTAAGACTATTGCTCTGCGACTATCAGCGGACAGCTCGTTACTATACTATATATAGGACTTTCAAACGTTGGTCGTCTGACAACTTTGCGACTATTCCACGACTATCCGCCGGGAGAAACTACGACTATTGGTTACGACTATTCCAGAAGTTGTTACGACTATTTCAGCTGGAACGCTGCGACTATTGCTGACCTCTATTAGCTATCGGGCGAAAGCCCGAAAAGAGAAACGGCGGTAGCCGTCAATGGTTCCGCGCCGCCCGCTGCTGGACTGCCCCGCCGGGTGGAGGGTGCCAGGTTGACCCGGTGCGCCCTAGTTGCTGACCGGTGCCAGATCGCAAGCCGCCGGGCGTGGGAAGTATCGAGACCGCTGCCGGGCTGACCATGTACAGGCGGAGACGCTGACCCCTCAGCAGGTGCGCCGGGTGCAGCGCTTGACGGTATGCCCTCCGGCGTGGCGCAGGCGGTGTATAGGCGGCTTGTGTATTTGCTGTATTGTGTGCGCTGGAATGGGTCAAATTGACGGAAACACTACTGTAAAGCCCTGTAGACGCTTTTGGTGTTGGGCAGAAAAGCAGTTGTAAACGCTTGCGCGTGGCTGATACGCCTCCGGGGAAAAATAAAAGCCCTGCACCCTCAGCAGGTGCAAGGCAAAAGAAAAGCCCCGCCAGCGTTGGCGGGGTTGTTTTTAGCTGTTTCTTTCTTCAAGGTCTGCAAGGGCAGCGAAAAGCTCTTGCGTTTCCTCTTCTGTCAAGTCGTATTCTGTTCGGAGCTGGTCAGCGTCTGCGCTTCTCCAGCCCCCATCATACAGGGCGGCTGCGCTGCTAGAAACGTCTTTTAACATGATTTTTTCCTCTTTTCCGGGCTTTTGCCCTTTTTTACAGTATAGCATATCACAAGCCCTAAAAACAGGACTTGCAGAAAGTTTTTCGCCCTTTTGGGCTGTGGCGGGGTTGCTTTACGGTGCAGCCCCGCTAAAGTATCCGATCTGCATTATTTGGACGCTTTAAACAACGCTGAAAAAAACCAGAAAAAGAACAGAAGCGCGGATAAAATCACAGCTTGCACCCCCTTATACCACACTAAAACGCTTGTATGTGGTCTTGCTGCTGCACTCTGCGTATACATCCGGGTGCAGCGTCTTGAGCAGCTTGCTATTGAGCCGGACGCTCTGAACGTCCTTATAGATAGCCTTTGCCGTTCCCTGTGCCATCTCCGGTGCACCTTGCATCATGGTAATAATGTCCGCTTTAATGCTTTCGTTCATTGCTTCAAGCTCTTCTAACAGCCGCTTGTTTTCGCGGTATTCGTTCACTTTTTCTTCAAACAACGTCATTTTTTAGCCCTCCAAAATTCCTTTATTCTTGAATAGCGTTCTAAGGCTGTGCTTTTCGTATTCTCTCCAATTTTCACCAATCGCAAGCGCTGAGTTTTGCGCCCAAAATGGGACGCCCGCCCGGTCAAGCTGACCAAACAAAAAATGAATTGTTTTGTCTGCCTTGTCCAAAAACCCGATGTCGTCCGGGTCTTTTTCCCTACAATAGGAGATCTCAGCCATCCAATATGTAAGGGATTCTAACAAGCTGTATGCCTTTTTATTTGCCGTGTATGTCATTTTGTGCGCCCTCCTTATTAACTGTTAAGAAATGCAATCATAACGAGTGCGCCGGAGATCATGCCACCAACGTACCAGAGGGCGGCCCACTGGGAAAAGTCAAGAGTAATCATATTGTGTTACCTCCTATTACATGACCTGAAACAGCGCAGACGTGCGGGCGGTGACGGCATACAGTTTACCGGACGTGTTACCCTTTACCAGAACGCCCGTAACCCCATAAATGCCGGTGCTGTATGCGATGGTCTCAAACCCGCATTCCTCAACGCGGATTGCGTCAATCTCCGAAAAGCTCTTTTTGGTCAAGCCGGTTGCGGCGTTGGTGGTAACATAGCGGCGAATATCTTTTAATGTGGTTTTCATGGTTTTTGTCCTCCTGTTTTGTAACGATATTGTGGTTGATTTTGTTTCCATGTTTCCATGTTTTCGTGTTCTGATTATATTATACATGAATCCATGGAAAAGTCAAGTTGCACAGGCAACACTTATACACGTTTGCGTGGAAAATATTTTGTATCCGAAAAAGTGTAGTTTGCCGGACACACTCCACGCCCTTCAGCGTCCCGCACCGTTACGATCTGCCCGGCGTGGGCGGTCTGGTATAGAGTGCAGGCCGGTGCAGCGTGTCCAGCGTCCGGGCGTGTGTGTCGTGCCTTGCGTGGTTTGCCCTGCATCTGGCATGGTCTGCCCTGCTGTCTGTGATGTGCAGGCGTTCCGGGTGCGCTGGGGTGCAGGAGCACACCGGCGGGGTATACAGCCGCCGCCCAGCCCAGCCCGGTCAGTCTTTCAACCACCGAAAAAATAAAAAAGACCCACCTCATCCTCACAAACCAAACCCCATCTGATTGTGCAAGCCTCCAAATTTTCCAAAAAATAAAAAAAGACCCCTCTCCCGGTCTAATCTGTGCTATACTTGACCGTAAGAAAGGGGCATTGTAAAATGGCAAAACTCGTAAAGTGTAAACACTGCGGAGCAAGGATAGCGGCTACCGCTAAAACCTGTCCGCAGTGTGGTGGAGAGAATACACCGCCAAAGCCAGCTTATAAGCGGCTGTGGTTCAAAATCCTTATGGTAATGTTCGTATTGGCTTTTATTATGGATTTGGTAAGCCCTCGTAACAAAACAGATACTGCGGCTAGCTCTGAAAGCGAAAAACCAACATCATCCGTTGCGTCATCTGTAAAGACAGAATCTGAAAATCCGTCTGTTACTTCGGAAGAAGCCGTAAAAGAGAACGGCTCTATTGTTTTAGTTGATGAAGTTCTTGGCGATTATGGAAAAGAAAAAACGAACAAGAGTGGTTATAAATATATCTGGTACATGGTTCCGGCTGGCACATACCAAGTTGAGAATCGAAACAAAGAAGCTACAGTATTTGTGGTGTCTGATGCAAACTCTGATGATGTGAGCGACGTGCTTAAATTTAAAAAAGCTGGTGAAAGGCAGAATGTTACCGTTAAAGACGGTTATCATATCGAACTTTCGATTAGCACGGAAATTCTATTAACGCCAGTTAAATAAATGGAGAAATACAAAATGAGCTTTATAGGAGCAATAGGAGCCATCGCAGACCTTGTAGAAGGATAATCGCATAACACAAAAAGCCAGCGGCTAGATGTTCTCTAACCACTGGCTTTTCTTATGGGCTATTTACGATTTAAGTGTTGGAAACATGATAGGAGCGCTGACTTCTTCCTTTTCCCTGAGAATGTCGAGCAAACAATCATTGTATCCCATTGAATAGCTGTCCTCGCAAAAATGTTGTACGGACGTTGCTAGCGCTACACTTACAACTTCTCTTGACCGCTTATCCTCTGGCATGATGATTTCTATTGCCTGATTAAGGATTTCATGGCTTTTTTCTAAAACGGCTTTGTGCTCTTCATTCTCAACTTGTAGCCGAAACATTTCTTCCGAGTAGTCCATCAGCACGTCTCCATTCTAATCTGCTCACCAACAGGCAGATAGCCCGCTTCTTTGAGCTTGCTGTAAATGAACTTTTGACCGGCTCTTGTCCAGCGAGTGACTTCTTTCGTTTTGCCGTTCGGCAGCTCGATCGGGTGCCCGACAACATATCCATTGCCAAGATACTTCTGGTAAGGAATCCACTGTTTGTTTACAGTATGTTGGATGCCAAGCCCTCTAAGAATCTGGTTTAGCTTTCGTGCGCTCATGCCGTAGTTCATGGCAATCTGCGTGGTAGTCAGGCTTTCATCGGAAAGCAGCATCGCCTTTGCGTAGTCGGAATCAGGCTTCATCTTGGCGTTTTCCGCTTCCAGAGCCTTTACCTTCTTGCGCTCCGTGTCTATAACACTGTTGGCAGCAATCAGAGCGCGGCTCAATAGCATCTCCGTGGATTCAGGCTCTGGATTGGTGAGTTTCTGCTCCATCTGATTGAAAGCGTCAATGTACTTGAGTTTCCATTCAAGGGCTTCCTTGCCGGTAAAGCCAAACGTGAGTAAACTGAACCCATCCCGGTTCATGAGGTACATCGGATACTGTTTACCACGATTTTCAAACGTGGTTTCGTAAAACATGGATTTGGTGGCCGAATTTTCGGCTACGAGATTCTTGACGGCATCCAGAACGTGCTTGTGTTCCTTGCCGAAATGTTCTGCTACTTCACGGCTGGACACGACAACCTGTCCGTTCTCGCTGATAAGATTGATAGCATATTTAATCTTTTGTTCCATAAAAACTCCTATGGTTCTTGCGGAACAAGCCAATTCCTGCTATAATAAGGCTGGAACAGCTTGTTCCAGTGGTTTTGATGATACGTTCGCTTCTGTCGCCAAACTTCAGCGGACGTATCATTTTTCGTTTTCATCGGGCATCGGGTACTTCTCAAGGTAGGCATCGCGGACGGCCTGTGACAGTGACACGCGGCACTTCTTGCAGTGCTCCACCAGCAACTCATACTGACGATCAGTAAAGCCAACGGCTACCTGATGGCGGTATGCTTCGATGTAGGGACTTCTTGCCATGTTTTCATCTCCTTTCTTTGAGGTGCATTAAGTGTAATTACAAAATGTAGTAAAGTCAAGCGGAAATAGACCAACGAAACACAACATTTAGTGTTCGTTCATCTTGACAAACTACTTTCTACGTTTTGCACAAAACTCAGCCATTATTTTTGGACGCTCCTGCTTCGTACCCTGCCCGATAGTTCAGTTCGGACAGCTTACCCAGCGCTTCTGCGTACTCCCTGTCCTCGCTGGTCGGTTCTTTGCCGTGTGCGAGGGTTTTCAGAAATTCTTCGGTTGTCGTGGGAAAATTCATGTTTTTTGCTCCTAACTCTTGCGGAAAGCAGCCCTTTTTGGTATAATAGATTCCGAAAAGGGAGACTGCCCCCTTGGTGGCTGCAGGTTCTCGTTTCGTGATGTGGATAAGCTATCAGCGTTGCCGTCCAAAGTTCCGCTGGTAGCTTATTTTTTTATGCCTTGATACTCTCAACGTAGGATGCTACCCACTCAATCCCCATGCGAATAACATCGACCTTTGAGATGCCCAATGCCTTTGCGCTGCTCTCCATGCTCGCGATCTGGCTCTCTGTGAGCCGGGTGCTTATCATGTGTAGCTTATCACGTTCCGAGGTTTCTGCTCGTCTTGCCAAGCCTATCACCTCGCTTTCGCTGGAACAAGTATAAAGCGTGAAAATATTCTTGTCAATACCCAAAGTTTTATGGAAATAAAGTTTGGCAGAATTACTCCTTATTATAGAAAATTTTCTACCCGATTGTGATTAACTAAGTAAACACCTTTATACTACTCTAGTATGTATTTATACATACTAGAGTATATTTATATAATATATAAAAATAAACGCTTGACATTTCCATGAAAACATGGTAACATGGATACAGAAAAAGAGCCGTTATAAGAAAGGGGAAATTAAAATGACTGTCACCGAAATCATTAAAGACATTATGATTAAGAGCCGCCCTCCTAAAACGATGGAAGTTCTTGCTAACGATATGGGTTACAAGTCTGCTTCTGGCGTTGGAGAACGTTTGAAGGGCAACAATATGTCTGTGAAAAAATTATGCGAATTTGCAGAAGCACTGGATTACGAAGTCATTCTTAGGCCGAAAACCACGAAGGAACTGGATGAATACTCTTATAAAATCAAAATTGACAAGTAACGGGTGATTGCAATGCGTTATTTCTTAGCGAGAGTGTCGAGCAAAGAGCAAAATCTTGCAAGACAGCTTAAAATCGCACGAGATCGGTTTGACATCCCGGACGAAAACGTATTTTGTGATAAAATGACAGGCAGCAGCTTTGACCGTCCGCAGTATAAACGATTGAAAGAGACTGTCAAGGCTGGGGATGAAGTCATCGTCAAGGAATTTGACCGATTCGGGCGTGGCAAAGACGAAATGAAGCGAGAACTTCAATGGTTCAAAGAAAAAGGCGTGATTGTTCGCATTCTCGACATTCCGACCACGCTTATTGACTTCCAAGACCAGACGTGGGTGCTGGAAATGGTAAACAACATCCTTATTGAGGTTTTGGGCGCAGTAGCTGAACAGGAACGCAAAAAAACCAAGCAACGTCAGGCGGAGGGCATAGCTGCCATGCCTATTGTTGATGGCAAGAGAGTGTCGGCCAGAACAGGCCGTAGCTTTGGAAGACAGGAAAAGCAAGTTGACGAGCAGCAGTTTGAAAGCCTATTAGAGCAACAGCAAAAAGGCAAAATTACCGTAAAAGAGTGCTGCAAGCAGCTTGGCATCGGGAAATCCACTTGGTATGAGCGTGTCGAAAGATACGCAAATAAAAATAGCGGCAGCCCAACCACAAGCCACCGCTAAGAGTACACCAACTTCATCAAAACAGGAAAAAGAATGGTGCAACCACAGTATACCATTCTTTTCTCCAACAGGCAAGAGAAAAGGAGAACAACATGGAAAAGCAAAAATTGTTTTATTGGGATTTTATCAAAAAAGATGCAGATTTGACATTTCGTTCGGTTTTCGATTTTGTAAACTGCAAAGATTTTACTTCCTTTATGCTGGAATGCCAATCTAAGAAATGCAATGTTTTGTTTTATGATGAAAACATATTTTTTGATTTCAAGAAAGAAGGCCCTTCCGAAACGTTTAAGCGGCAAATGAGAGTTGCTCTTCTTACATTTATTTTGGAAAGCGTTCCCGCAATAGCAGAAGATTATCTTGCGTATTTTAAGAAATACGCTGGATGGAAGAGCGATAAAACGTTTACTCCTACCTTAATCGAAAAGAAGGAAAGACTTGACCGCGAAACGTGGCTTGATGAGCAAGCGAACATTATTTGACCCGCCAGACATGGTATCGGATTGCTGAACAGAACAGGTGAAAGGAGAGCGTATGGAACAGTATGTCAAACTTGAAGAATTGGTTGATTTCCTTAAAATATGCTTTAAGTTCAAGTGGAGCGATGAAAATGAAGATGAAATAATGGCTCGCATAATGACTACGCTTTATGGGTTCAAAAAGTTTACAAGTGAGCAAATCGTTCAAACTTCTTGGAGAGAAGCAAAGTATTATGATTTGCCAGATGATGAAGTAATTGCAATAAACATGGATGTTTCATCAAGATTTTATGGGTGGCAAGCAATGGGAAATCTCGTTAACAGAGACGGCGAAGTTTATATAGACGCTGATGATTACGAGTGGCCTGTCACTCATTGGATGCCGCTTCCACTAAAGCCAGAGGTTTAATATGAAAAACGTAAGAACGGTTTGTTTCATTGGTGAAGAATTTTGCAACGACCTTTATCGTTGCAGGGAAAACGGAAAAGTGTATGCAAGGCAGCGCTGCGATGATGAGTATGTCAGATGGCTTACCACAAGCAAATGCGGCGATGGATATGAACCTGAATCCCCGCTGAAAGTCGGTTTAATTATGCGTGTGGTGAGTAAAAATTCCGTTTATTTTGAGGAAGAAATCATCCAAGTAGATGGAATTGGAGATACTTGTGCGATTAAAAAGCATAAAATGAGCTGGGAATGAAAGAGGGTAAATGATAATGGCTAGAATTGAAATATCAAGAGAAGACTGCAAACGTCTTTTAAGATGGAGAGATAGCCATAAAGAGCAAGTCAGAAGCTATGTTCCTGCTTTTGATTCTTCGGTTATCGTTGTAAGCGATGATGAAGAAGGACTGCATACAATAATTAGGGCGGAAGAAAACGATCGGTTATTTACTGTCTTGTTTAGGATTTCCATTGGAGGCGATTTGCTACTTAAATTCTTGTGGCATCGAATCTCGCAAAAAGTTGATGTATTTCTTAGTAAGCTACCAGAGCGAGAGAAAGAAGAAAATATTCAGAGCGCTGTTTCCGTTTACGCTTCCATAATGGCTTACATGAACGAAAAGAGGCCAGTTGAATATGTATCGTTTAACAAGGAAATTCTTTCAAAGAAAGAATGCGCTAAAAAAGCGGGAAGCCAAAACAGTGGAAGCATTGTCGTCAAAAACTCATCTCCGATAAGAAAAAATATAAACGATCAACCCTCTAAGCGTTCCTATACAAAACCGACTAAAGCTGTAAATGTTCGTGGATTTGTTAGACACTATAAAAACGGAAAGGTTGTCTATATAAAACCTTTTACAAGATATTCAAATTGCTTTGAACCAATTAAAAATAAAACTTATAGGATTGTAGTATGAAAATAAGAGATAGATTGGATCGGATTGAGCTTCGATTCCTCGATTTTCTAAACGATAATATGCCAATGATAATGATTGAATCTGCATTGGTTTGCGGGATGTTCTTGGCGAAAATGCTTGAGATATTTATTTTCTAACAGATTTCAACCGAACAGAATAAAATACTTTTTGTGCAGTTGTAGGCACTCTTTACATTTTGAGGTAGGGGGTGCCTATTTTTTTATGCAGCCAAAACAGTGCATTGCCATCATCGACAGTATCAAAGCGTATGCAAAGCAAAATCCGACAGAAGCACAGGTTTACGAGGACTGGTTTCAGGCGGTGGTGAACCTGAGAGACGCTTTGCCACAGGACAAACGGTTTGATGCCTACAAATACTCTGGTGAGCTGCGCTCTGTCTGTGCAGCTATGATGGCCAAGATGAAAACAGGCGAGGACGTGGCGAAGGTCTATGACATTATCAGCCGGACGTACCTGTTTGAAGCAAAGGATGTGTTCGACAGCTATTGCATCTACCTTGAATGGAATCGTGCGCCGGAGAAGAAGTTCTATCAGCCGAGAAGAAAGGTGTTGAAAACCGTTGCGAACGCCCTGCAAGACCTTGCGGATGACAGATTGGACTTGCTGGCAATCTCGATGCCCCCCGGCTGTGGTAAGACGGCTCTAGCTATTTTCTATTTGACATGGCTTGCTGGAAGAAATCCAGACGAACCTATGCTCACAGGCTCTCACTCAAACAGCTTTGTGCGTGGCGTTTATGACGAGTGCTTGCGTATATTCGACAAAGACGGAGAATACCTATGGAATGATGTTTTCCCGGACGTTGCTGTGTCGAACACCAATGCGAAGGACTGCCGTATCGACTTGGGCAAGAGAAAACGTTTTGAAACTCTGGAATTTACGTCTATCGGAACTGGCAACGCTGGTTTGTACCGTGCATCTACGCTTCTTTACTGTGACGACCTTGTTTCCGGCATTGAGGTTGCACTTTCAAAGCCCCGCCTTGATAAACTGTGGGAAACGTACACAACCGACCTTAGACAGCGTAAAATTGGCAACAAGTGCAAAGAACTGCATATTGCTACACGTTGGTCTGTCCATGATGTTATCGGACGATTAGAGCAAAACTACGGCGATTCCGACAGGAACAGGTTTATTGTTATGCCAGCAATGAACGAAAAGGACGAATCAAACTTCGATTATGACTACGGTGTAGGATATAGCACAGAAACGCTCCGCAAGCAACGCGAAGTCATGGATGAAATGAGTTGGAAAGCACTGTACATGAACCAGCCTGTTGAGCGTGAAGGTCTGCTCTTCCCTGCCGATGAACTGCGGTATTTTAACGGCGTTCTGCCTGATGGAGAGCCCGATCGCAAACTTATGGTCATGGATATTGCATGGGGCGGCGGGGACTTTACCGCTTGTCCTATCGCTTATGTGTACGGAGATGCTGTGTTCATCCCAGACCTTGTGTTCAATAATGGCGATAAGACCGTGACAAGACCGGAAGTCGTGGGCAAAATCATCCAGCACAAAATCAATGTGGTGCGTGGCGAAGCCAACAACGGTGGTGATGAATATTGCGATGTGGTAGACAGCCAACTTCGGCAGCAGGGCTATCACTGCTCTGTTCGTAGCCAACGTGCGCCAAGTGGTCAAAGCAAGCTGTCAAGAATCATCCAGTATGCGCCGGACATCAAACGGTTCTATTTCCTTGACGAAAAGCACCAGTCGAAAGAGTACAAGGCATTCATGGAACAGGTGACGATGTTCACGCAGCTTGGTAAAGTTCCGCACGATGATGCACCGGATAGTCTGGCACAGCTTGCCGATGAACTGTACAACGGAATCAGTAAAATTGAGCCTGTCAAGAGGCCTTTTTGATTGAAAACACAATATATTGTGTTCGCTGGGTCTATTTATTTGATTTCACTACTTGACAAGGCTTATAATGTACGCAGGAAGTTTTGCAGCTTCCCTTAAGGAATAGCTTGCACGCGGGGTTTTGTCATTTTACTTGCGTGCGTGTCAACAAGCATATTCCTCCTTTCACCGGTGGAGGTTTTCTCACTCTTTCGCCTTCACCGGGCTTTATATGTTGCGTTTCCAATTGTAAGGGGAATGCCAGCCTGTCTCCCCCACGGCTGGCAAGCAACGGTTCGATTCCGTTACGCAGCACAACCAACTACCTAGCTTTGCATGGCTTTATTCTCCAAAACCTCCACCGCTATTCCCGGCTCTCAATGTAATGTTTAGGCATGACATTGCAAAGAGCAGCGGTTAACCAATCAAGCTGGGTTTCTATGTTGCATTAGCTCAGTCAGGCTAGAGCATCCGGCTCATAACCGGACATACATTGGTTCAAATCCATTATGCAGCACCAAAATTGCAGCTGACCCGTTTACGTCTGTCCGACAACTGAATGTAAAGGCTGCAATGGTTTTCTTCGGGCGAAGAATAGCACGGCTGGAAGTGCGAATAGTTTCCCAGTAGCTTCTGACAGGTCTGTGCTCAACAGCCTGTTTCCAGAAATCCAACGAAAGGAACGCTTATGCTAGTTAGAATCTGTTGCCCTTGTATCCGGAAGAACCCCATCTATAAGAACGTCCGCTGCAACCGCTATCTTGGCGAAGTGGACGGACGATACCATTTCAAGTGCGACAGATGCAAGGGCGTTATCGAAGGAGATACGAAAGAAGGATGGGTTAAAATCATCCATCCACCCGAAAAGTAAATAGCTTTTGAAGCGCAGTTTTGGCGCAGTGAGATAGACCTTAACAGGTTTGTCTTACTGCGCTTTTTATTTTGCCAGGAAGGAGGAACACATGGCTGAGTATCAGATGGTCGTTGGCGGTTTTTTGAATGAGCCACTGACCGGACGCAGACCGATTGAAAGCCCGGAGACGGAAATCAATCGGGAAAATGTACTGAAAGTGGTAATGGGCAAAGCAGAGCCTATTCATCTGCTGAACAAGAATGAGATTCGTTTCTTGCACAACTACTACTTGGGTAACCAGCCTGTCCTTCATCGCACGAAGGAATACCACGCCGAAATCACCAATCGCATTGTAGAGAACCACGCTAACGAGTGCGTTGGCTTCTACACAGGATATATGAGCGGTACGCCGTGCTCTTATGTGCGGTCTAAAACGGCAACAGGTGACGGTGAGGAAATCGCCCGTCTGTCTAACGCCTTGCAGTATGAGGGCAAAGATTCGCTTGATCGGCGGCTTTGGCAGTGGATGTTGGAGTGCGGACAGGGGTACCGCATTGTTCTTCCTGACAAGGGGGACAGCGGAAACTACCCGGACGAAACGCCCCTGCTAGTGGACGTTCCCGACCCCGACATGGCGTATGTGGTTTACAACTCCGGCATCGGACACAAGCCCATCGCCAACGTGCTGCATATCCCGCGCAATTATCAGAACGACTTGAACGACCTGATTTGCGTGTACACGCCAAACCAGTACTTTGAAATCGACAACGGCAAGGTCACAAAATCGGAGAATCATTCTCTTGGAATGTTGCCGATGGTCGAATACAAGCTCAACCCGGAGCGGATGGGCCTGTTTGAACCGGCTATTCCTGTGTTGGATGCCATCAACGACCTTGAAAGCAACCGTCTGGACGGTGTGGCGCAGTTCATTCAGTCCATCATGGTGTTTACCAACTGCCTTGTGGACGAGGATGCGCTCAACAAGGTCAAGGAACTGGGCGCAATGTGTCTGAAGTCCACCGCTGGTCTGCCTGCTTCTGTCTCGCAGATTGCAAACGAACTTGACCAGCAGCAGAGTCAGACCCTGCTTGATTCCATGTTGAACGTGTACCGCAGCCTGACTGCCATGCCTAGCGCTACTGGTAGTGAAAATGCAACGTCTGACAACGTGGGCGCAGTTATCGTCCGAAATGGCTGGAATCACACAGAAGCAAGGGCGCAGCAGTACGAGAATATGTTCAAGTTCTCGGAGCGCCAAAGCCTGTCTGTAATGCTGAAAATCCTGCGTGATACGGCTGGTTCTAAGCTGATGGCAAGTGACATCAACATCAAGCTGCCGCGCCGTCAGTACGATAACCAGCAGAGCAAAGTTCAGATTTTTGCGCAGATGCTCGGTCAGCCCATTGACCCGCAGTTGGCGTTCACAACGCCCGGTCTGTTCCCTGACCCGCAGGCTGCTTACGAAATGAGCAAGCCCTTCCTGATTGCCGCTGGAAAGCTAGGCAAGGATGGGAAAGCACCGAGACCGCAGGAACAGCCTAAACAGGATGTTCCCGACATAAATGCCGGGAACATGGCTGATAAACAACCAAACAATGCGGATGGAGAAAAAGATGATGCATGATTTTTGGAAACAGTTGTTTTGCAAACATGACTATACGCTTTCTCGTTGGCATTGGACGCACGGTATCAACGGAAACGAACCACGAGAAATGGAGTGCGAGTATATCTGCACGAAATGTGGGAAATTCAAATGGACACACCCTGACCGAAATTCGGCGCGAGAAAAATCTATTTTGGATAGCGGCATTGAGCCGTACAAAAGAATTTATCCAAAGGAATAAAGAATCACCCCGAATTTTCGGGCTGATATATTCCGGCAGGGAAGCCGGGATACAAATTTCGCAGCGTTGCAGGGAAGCAACGGTAAAAAAACGCAGGAGGAAATTAACGATATGAAACTTAATGTGTTGCTTGGTGATGCCTACAAAGAGGGCATGACCGCCGATGAAATCATTTCTGCGCTGGAAAAGGTTGCAGACCCTAACGCAGAGGTCGAGAAGCTGCGCAACGCCGTGACGAAAGCCAACAGCGAAGCAGCCGAGTACAAGAAGCAGCTCAAAGCAAAGCGCACCGATGACGAGAATGCCGCACAGGAACAGGCTGACAAGCTGGCAGAGATGCAGAAGCAGATTGAAGCCTTGACTGCCGATAAGGAGAACCTCCTTAAGGAAAAGACCCTTGCATCTTACCGTGAGAAGTTCGTTTCACAGGGTTATGACGCTGAACTCGCCAACAAGGCTGCGTCTGCACTGGCTGACGGTGACATGGACAAGGTGTTTAAGTTCCAGTCGGAGTTTATGACCGCCCACGACACCGCATACAAGGCTTCTCTGCTGAAGGATATGCCCACACCTCCGGGTGCGGATAGCAAGGGCGGCTCTGACAGTGATGGCGTGGCGTTTGCTAAGAGCCTTGCGCAGCAGAACGCAAATACTTCTAAGGCATCGAGTGACGCAATGAGTGCTTTCCATTAACAAGGAGGAAAACATGAAGTTTACCCGAAACACGGTCAACGGAATCAACGATACCATCCTTGCTTCCAATGACTACACTGCCATTCCCTTTACCGTGACCGAAACTGCTGCGGTTAAGGCTGGCTATCCCATGACCAAAGCGGGCAAGAAGGCAACTTCCGCCACCGCAGATGGCATTCTGCTGTATGACGTTGACCCGGCAGAAAACCCCAATGCTTCCCTGCTGATTCGTGGCGTTATCGACACCAAGAAGGCTGCTGCAAGCTCTGGCTTTACCTATGATACTGATGCGATCGCAGCGCTTAAGACTGCCATTCCCGGCATCTTCTGCCGTGACAACATCAGTGTGAACGCTTAATAGGAGGTAAAACAACATGGCACTGAATCTTAAGGAAGTCTTTGCCCCGGCTGCGATTGCCGCCTATTGGACGAATGACCCCACCAATGCGATGCCTTTTGCATCTGATGCGCTGTTTCCTGCAAAGAAGAAGGCTGGTCTCGACCTGAAGTGGTTGCGTGGTCACAAGGGCGTTGGCGTGTCCCTGATGCCCAGCGCATTTGATGCAAAGGCTACGTTCCGCGCCCGTGAGGGATTCAAGTTCGATGAGACCGAGATGCCGTTCTTCCGCGAGGGCTACCATCTGGGCGAGAAAGACCGTCAAGAAATCCTGCGTGTTCTGGGCAGCAACGACCCCTACGCTCGTGACGTGATGAACCGCCTGTACGATGATACTGCACAGCTTATCACCGGCGCACGCATCGTGCCTGAGCGCATGATCTGGCAGCTGCTGGCTCCCACCAATGGCGTTCCCGGCATCACCATCAAGGCAAACGGCGTGAACTACACCTACAACTACGACCCGGACGGCACTTGGAAGTCCACCAACTACAAGGAAGTCTCTGCCGCAAAGTCCAAGTGGAACGTCGCCACCGCCACCCCTATTGCTGACCTGAACGCTGCAAAGGACGCTGTTCTGGCAAGCGTTGGCGAGGTCGTGACTGAGGTGTACATGAACACCGCCACCTTCCGCAACATGATTGCTGCGGATGAGGTGAAGAATCGGTTTATGACCGTCACCGCAAAGGCAAACGCCGTTCTGCTGGATGCTGAAGCACGGCAGATTATCGAATCTGCAACCGGTCTGAAGATTCATCTGTACGACAAGATGTTCAAGGCAGACCAGTACAGCGCAAGCGAGAAGTATCTGCCTGACGGCATGGTGGTGGTTGCTCCGTCCGGCGCTCTGGGCAGCACTTGGTACGGCACTACCCCTGAGGAAGCCGACCTGCTGTCCGGTCAGTCTGGCGCATCCGTGTCCATCGTAAACACCGGCGTCGCCATCACAACTGAGCTGACCGTTCACCCGGTCAACGCCAACGTTTATGCTTCTGAAATCGTCCTGCCGTCCTTTGAGCGCATGGACGCTGTGTACTGCATCAAGGCTTACTAAGGCGAAAGGAGGAAAGCAGCATGGGAGACCAGTATTCTGAAGCGGCAGTCAAGCTGGGGCAATACATTGCTCCTGCACTTGACCGTGAAGTCATGGACGAGGACTACCCACTCTTCGACCTGCTGCTTGATTTTGCCAAAGACAAGATATTTGCACAGGGCTACCCTTTCGGCAACAGACCGGACGAGCTGCCTTTGCAGTATCAGTCGTTGCAGATACGCATTGCAGCGGAACTGTACAACCACATCGGCGCAAATGGACAAACGAGCTACACCAACAACGGCATTACTCGTGTGTGGGAAAGCTCCGATGTGGCACAGTCCCTGCTAAATGAAGTGGTTCCGAGAGTAGGTGTTATTGGCTGATGTTCAATGGAAGCCCACTGGATAAGCGCCCGCTGTGGTATTCAAACCCGGTCGGCGAGAAAGAACCTGTTGTGGACGAATGGGGAAACGAAACCGGCGAAACATCGCAGACGTGGAGTGACCCTGCAAAGCTGATGTTGAACGTCAGCCCGCCTACTGGTTCTGCGGAAGCAAGCCCTTTTGGAGCGTTTACGGATTACAGCTACGTTGTCAGTTCGTCCAGCAAAAAGCACAACACACCGCTTTATGAAGGTACGCACGTCTGGTTTCAGACGGACGTTTCAAAGCCCTTCAATTACATTGTGGTCAAGGTCGCAGAGCATATCACGGACACGTTGTATGCGCTGAAAGAGGTGGCTGCAAGTGAAAATTAAAGTGAGGTTGAGCGATGCCGGACTTCGTGATGCGGAACGTCAGATACAGGAGTACAAGGCCACCCTGAACAAAAAAGCGCAGGAGTTTGCAAAGTCGTTGGCTGACAAAGGGCTTGATGTAGCGAAAGTTCGCTTTGCAAATGCAGAATATGCCGGTAGCAACGATGTCTCTTGTCGTGTTGAGCAGAACGGAAACATTTGCACCATCATTGCAGAGGGCAAGTCAGTCGCCTTTATCGAGTTTGGTACCGGTACACATCACAACGGATATGGCGGCGAACTGCCGCCCGGTGTTGGTGCGCATGGCTCCTATGGTCAAGGCAAGGGTGCTGGCAGACGTTGGTACTACTACGGTGACCCCGGTAATGCCGGAACCTATGTGGATACCGTTCCCGGCAAGGGACAGTTGAACTACACCAGTGGCAATGAACCGGCTATGGCTATGTGGGGAGCTGTTGAAGAAATGGCTTCTCAAGTCGAAGCAACGTGGAGGGAGGTTTGGAATAGTTGATCGATTATTTCAATTCTATCTTCACGGCTGTTTCCAAGGAACTGCGAAAGCAAGTCCCCGGTATCTTTGTCACCGGTGAAATCAACGACAGCAACGTCAAGAAGTTTCCATGTGTGCAGATAGAGGAAAACAGCAACCTCCCGGTTCATCTTGATTCTGCCAGCCGAAGCAAGTATGCTGCCGTTTCCCTGCGTGTGCGTGTCTATTCCAACAAAACCAGCGGACGCATTGCAGAAGCCCGCTCCATTGTGGACATCGTGGATTCTGTGTTGGAACCGCTCAATTTCTATCGAAAATCGTTTGCCCCGTTGAATGGGCTGTACAACAATTCCGTCTATCGGATTGATTGCAGCTACGGGGCAACAATCGGAGAGGACGGAATGATTTACCGAAAATAAGGAGGTAAACATTCTATGAGTACTGCTATCTCCGGCCTGAATACCACCCTGTATTGTGGTGCTACCGAGTCTGCATTGACGAAGTTGTGTGACATCAAGGATGTCCCGGATATGATTTCCGATCCGAACCTTCTGGATGCCACCACCCTGTCTGACCCGATGCAGAAGCAGATTTTTGGTATTAACCAGTCCGATATTAAGGCGTTTACCGCAAACTACAACAAGGAAGATTACGAATCGGTTCAGAAAGCTGGCTACGATGAATCTGCCGAAGAGAACCCCGACAAGTACTATGCAATTAAGATGCAGGACGGCTCCGGCTTCACTTGGCAGGGTATGCATCAGGTTGGTCTGTCCGGCTTTGGCGTGGATGAGGTTGTGGAAATGACCATCAACTGCATTTTCCACACCAAGCCGAAGTTCGTTAAGGCGCTGACCATCAATGGCGGCTAAACCGCAAAAATCGAATCAATCAAACCGGGCAGAACTGAACAACGGATTTGGTTCTGCCCCTATTTATAAAGGAGAACATTTATTATGGCTGCAAAGGTTATCAATTTTCATTCCCCCGATGGCAAGAACACTTATGAGCTGACTTTCACCCGTGACAGCGTGGAAGCTACCGAACGTGCAGGTTTTCAGATTGGCCAGTACACTCAGATGACCAATCTGCTGTCCAACTCCCGTGCCCTGTTCTACGGCGCTTTTATCGCACGGAACAAGGGCATCAAGCGCAAGGTCGTAGACGAGATGTTCCAGCACATCGAGGATAAGGAAGACCTGATGGGCGTTCTGCTTGAGATGTTCATGGACGCTTCTAAGTCTCTGCTGGCAACTGATACTGAGGACAAGACCGCAAAAAACGCAACGTGGGAGATTGTGTAACCGCACAATCTCAGGAAACAGACGGAGAGGGAGAGCCATTCTCCTTCTCCAAGCTGTTCCACGATGTAGAAGCCTATTACATCTCCATCGGTATGACCTACGAACAGTTTTGGCACGGCGATGTCTGGCTGGCGAAGGTCTACCGTGATGCAGAGGAGCTGCGGGAACGCAGGGCCAACGCAGAAGCGTGGAGAAATGGCTTTTACATGGCATCTGCGCTTTCCTCTACGGTTGGCAATATGTTCCGAAAGAAAGGGTCTAAACCTATCAAGTACATGGACAGACCGATTCCCCTTACCCAAAAGGAGAAAGACGAGTATGAATACCAACGCGCAGTTGAGGCGCAGGAGCGAATCAAGAGAATGATGTTCTCTATGATGGAAAGTGATGGTGGTAGTGATGGCTGATGTTGATATTACGAGCTTATCCGTAGAAATCTCTGCGGAATCGCAGGGCGCAGAGCTTAATATCGACAAGCTCGCTACCGCCATTTCTAATTTGCGGACAAAGGGCAATGTGACGAAGGTTTGCAGTAGTCTTGATAAGCTATCTGCTTCTATTTCCGCTCTTAAATCCGCATCTACTGGGCTGGACGGTCTTAGCAAAATCACGTCTTTTATGAACGGTCTTGCTAATGTAGACCTTACTCAAAGCGCAAAAGGCATCCGCTCTGTTGCTAATGCTTTGAACAAAATTTCGTCCGTCAATCTTGGAAATATGGATTTTTCCGGGCTTGGCAGTAAGATGAACAGCTTGAAGAACGGCCTTTCCCCTATTTCTTCTATTAGCGATTCTTCCATTAAGAGTTTACGTAGCGTAAGCAGTGCAATCAATTCCATTGCTAAAATTCCAAGCATTACAAAGAAGCTGGACTCTAAAACGCTTGATGATTTTGCGGAAGTTTGTAAGAAAGTGGCATCCGCTATTTCTCCACTCGCTTCCAAGCTGGACAAGGTAGGGCGCTCTTTTTCTTCACTTCCATCTAAAATTAAAAGTGCTGTCAATTCTACAGCCCGATTTTCTTCGGCAAACCAGAAAGCAAGTACTAGCCTTTCAAGATTGGCAAGCCAGTTAGAAACCATCAAAAGACGTGCAGCACAGCTAGTTTCTCTGAAAGCTATTGCCACTTATCTTGCCAATTCCGTTACTAAGTTCAATGACTTTTATGAAGCAACAGACTTGTTCAATAACGCAATGGGCGAGTTAAGCGGTCAAGCAACAGAGCTTATCAATAAGATGGAGTCTCTGCTTGGCATCGACCCGACAGAAGCAATGACAAACATTGCTACGATCCAAAGCCTTGCAACTTCGTTCGGTCTGGCAAGCGATAAAGCGTATATCTTATCCAAGAACCTGACCCAACTTGCCTATGACGAATCGTCCTATTGGAATAAAGATACCGCTACTACCTTTACCGCAATTGCTTCTGCTATCTCTGGAGAACTTGAGCCTATTCGCCGCTTTGGCGTTGACTTGTCTCAGGCGCGGTTGCAGCAGGAACTTCTTGCTTTGGGCTTTAATAAACAGGTTTCTAGTCTGTCTCAGGCAGATAAGGCAGTTCTTCGCTACATCGCCATTATGAAGCAGACCACGAACGTTCAAGGCAACCTTGCACAGACCATTAGTAGCCCAGCCAATATGGTACGCATTTTGAAGTCTGAAATTTCGCAGCTTGCAAAGGCTGTAGGCCAGCTTCTTTATCCCGCATTTAAGGCGATTCTCCCCGTTCTGATTGCAGCAGTTGACCTTATCAAAGAATTTGTGGTCTCTCTTGCATCTGTGTTCGGACAGAAAATTGAATTTACCGATTTTAGCAAGACACAGAAAGATATTGGCGGCGTGAGCGACGCTATGGATGACACCGCCGATGCTACAAAAGCGGCAGCAAAAGCAGCCAAAGACTATACGATGGGTTTTGATGAATTAAACATTATCGACCCTTCGCAAAACTCTGGTTCTTCCGGCTCTGGTGGTGGCGCTACTGGTAACCTGCTCGGCGACGTTGACCTCTCTCAGTATGATATGTTCAAAGATTATGCTGGGAGCGCTGTTGACGAGATTAAGGAGAAGCTGAAATCTCTTAATTCTTTCCAGATTGGAACACAAATTGGCGAACAGATGAATAAGCTCATGCAGATGATTTATGACGCCGTACACTCTATTGACTGGGCTTCTTTGGGAGCTACTGTCGCCAATGGAATCAATGGCCTAGTTGATGCTGTTGACTGGGATTTGTTTGGCAGATTGCTTGCAAGTCGTTTTACGACGGAGTTTGACCTCTTGGGCGGTTTTCTTGGCCAACTAGACTGGACGTCCATTTTGAACGCCTTTGTCAATGGATTCTCTGGTTTCTTTAACGAATTGACAGAGTGGATTCAAAGCAAAGACTGGTCTGAAATCGGCAAAGCGGTAACGGAAAAGATTTCAAACGCATTGCAAAATGTTGACGTTGGAAAGCTCACTAAGGCACTTTTTGATTTCATTATTAGTGCAATCAATGGCATTTCCGATTTTCTTTCCGGAACGGACTCTTATCAGCTTGGGCAAGACCTTGTTGATTTTGCCATTCGCGCCGTAACGTCTGTTGATTGGGCCGGGCTAGCTCAAGCCATCGGTCGTTTCTTTGGCGAAGCGTTCATTGAAGCACTTGACTTTATGGGTGGTCTGGTTTCTCGAATTGCCGATTATTTTGAAGAGAAAGTGGCAGAGGGGCCGTTCGATAATGTTGGCCTGAATATCATCTACGGTATTTATTACGGCATCCAAGACGCAATCACGAATGTTGCTTCTTGGATTGTTGAAAATGTGTTCAATCCATTTATCAATGGTTTTAAGTCTGCCTTTGGAATCAATTCCCCATCTACCGTAATGGCCGAACAAGGTGGATACATTATCGCCGGATTGAAGAAAGGTATTACTGATGCTATCTCTAGCGTAACTGAAGCCGCAAAGAAAATTCTTTCTGCAATCAAGAGCGCATTTGACAATTTTAGTCTTTTTGATATTGGCAAGAACCTGATTCAGGGTCTTATTGATGGCGTGAACAATATGATTGAAACGGCCAAAAACGCTGTTGCAAATGTTGGCAATGCAGCCATTGATAAGGTCAAGAATGTGCTCGGCATTCACTCCCCTTCTACGGTGTTTGCAGAGATTGGCGGTTACATCGTTCAAGGCCTTGCAAACGGCATCAATGCTGCGTCTCCCTATGTTGAACAAGCTATGACCAATCTGGCAAACGCTGTTCAGCAGAAGGGCAACGAGATGATTGACTATGGCGCAGACGTTGCAAATGGCTTTGTTGATAACATGGTCAATACGTTCGACGCAAAGTGGAATGAAATCGACAACGGGCTGAAGAATGATTTTATCGGAACGATTAAGGGCATGATTGATGCGGTCAAGAAAGGCGATATCCAAACCGTCGCCGAAAACACAGCAGCCATTATCTGGAAGGCAATGGGGGAAGAGAACCGAAAACAGGTCAAGTCTTACGCTTCTGACTTGGTCTCCAATCTCACCAGTGCTCTTAAGACCGTTGGTTCCAAAGTATTTTCTTCTGCAAAACTTGTTGGAAAGAACATTTTGGATGGAATCACATCCAAGTTTGGCGAAATCTCCACGCAGGTCGTCGGTCTCGGAAGTAAAATTGCGTCCTCGTTTTCTTCTCTGATTGGACCAATCTCGGCATCCGGCAAGGCGATCAGTATTGGCCTTTCTTCTGGCGTTTTGAGCCAGTTCCCGTCTATCATTGCTGGCATTGCTGGGCTTATCGGTCAAATTGGAGCTGCATTTATGGGCATCTTGCAGACGATCGGCAGCGTCTTGACATCTCTTGGCATCCCAACTGGTGTCATCATGATCGCTGGCGGCGTCGCAATTGCAGCCGCAATTGCAGGAATTGTCGGAACGCTTGTTGGAAAGCACGGAACAAGTTCCAGCCCGTCCGTAGACAATAACTACTCGAGCTACCCTGGTACGAGCGATTACGATTCTGCTAACGGCTCTACCACATCTGTTGGGAGCTACTACCCGACTTCTTCCGCTAGTGGAACGAGCTCCGCAGAACTCCGCAGTGCCGTCCATGATGGGTGCTATAACGCATTCCTTGACATCTTCCAGCGGTACGGAGACGAGCTTACCGGAGGGAAAGAGCTCAAGATTTACCTTGATGGTAAGCAAATCACTGCGTCCGTTGAGAAACGGCAGTCTGAGCGTGGGTTCCAGATTATGGGAAACGAAGTTTACAGCTACTAAGGAGGTTTACGTTTTATGCAATCTCTCGTCACAGTAAATGGCAGAGAGCTGCCTGAGCCTTCCTCCTACGATGCCACAACGAGCACGATAGTCGATTCTGGACGAAACGTACAAGGCAAAGTCGTTGGGTCTGTGGTGCGGCACGATGTTGCGAAGATTTCCCTAAAATGGAATTATCTTACCGCAAGACAGTGGGCGGACGTCATCGGGCCGTTCACCACAAACTTTTACTGCACTGTTCGGTTTTATAACCAAGCAACTGCAAGCTACACGACAAGGCAAATGTATGTTTCCGATAGAACCGCCGGAATGTGGAGGCGTTCCCCGTCCAACGGAAACGTTATGGGATGGGTCGGGACATCCCTTAGCCTGGTTGAAGTTTAAGAGAGGTGATTATTTATGGGCTTTCTGCCTTCCGACAAGTGGCTTGAACAATACGACAAGACACTTGTTCCGGAGATGTTTGTTCGCATCACTTACCACGTCTCTGACGATAAGGCCCAAGCAGACGCCATTGCCAGCTCTTCCAACCAGGCTTTATTCAGCAACACGTTGTCTGTCACAGACCTGGATTCTGCTTCTTTGGCCAATTATGCCACCGGAGAACCTAATTTGTGGGTCCTTGACGGGAGCAAACTTTTGATCCCAGGTTCAGAGCCATACGAGAACGCTGGGTATTTAAGTATGGATTGTGTTTCTGACACAAACCATCCAATTATCACTTTCTCTTTTAGCAAACTTCACTCTGAAAAAATTCCAGGGGTTACAATCATATGGTCGTCTGCTTTAAATGAATTTGCAAAATCTTTTAGGTTGGCGGCTTATAGCGGAAAGGAGCTCGTTGCGTCAAAACAAATTGACGATAACCAGTCGGTTGAATCCTCTGTAGATTTTGAGATTTCTGGGTATGATTCAATTACCCTTGAAATTTTGGAATGGTGCATCCAAGGCCGTAGAGCTAGAGTAGAACAAGTTGAATTCGGCCAACGTATTCAATTTAACAAAGCAGACTTGCTCTCCTATACGCACGAATCGAAACGCGACCCGGTTTCCGGTCAGCTTTCCAAGGATTCCGTTTCGTTTTCCGTCGATAATTCCAAGCAGCGTTGGAACCCGGTAAACCCGGGAGGTCTTTACCAATATCTCTACGAACGTCAAGAGGTTTTTGTTCAGTATGGCATGGACATGGGAAATTCAATCGAATGGATTGATGGAGGGAAGTTCTTTCTTTCCGGATGGACAATCCCAGCAAATGGCATAACAGCATCGTTTGACGCCAGGGATGCTCTGTCATTCCTCCAGGATTCTATTTATACCGGGCACACAAGCGGAACGCTTTACCAGATGTGCTTTGATGCATTGGAACTTCTGGATGTTTCCGGGATATCTTACGAAATTTCGGAAGAATTAAAGAACTATTCTTCCGACATTTCCTCCGATGCTTCCTCTTATAAAAACGCAGACGTTCTTCAGCTTGCTGCAAACGCAGCCGGGATGGCTCTTTACCAATCCAGAGATGGGGTCATTCACATTGAACGTGTTCCTCTTGTTCCAGTCACGAGGTCTGGTATTGAGGAAATATCGCTCTTGAATAGCTTTAAATACCCAGAAATAACGTTTTCGACAAAAATAAAAAACGTATCGTGTAAGTTTGGCGGCGAATCCGTGTTTTATCCAGCCGGAGATAGTGGGAACGGAGCGACCCAAAGCATCAATAATCCGCTTATATCGAAATCTATATCTTCTAGCGCAAAAAATGCGTTGACCGAAACATACGCACTTCTTTCTAACAGAAGAAAGGTAAACCTGGAATTTCGTGCAAGCCCCCATATTGATGCGTTGTCTTTTGTTAGAGCAAACCATCAGTTTGGATATGCATCGAACGTTCTCGTTACGGATGCCAAGTATACCTTTAACGGATGTTTTAAAGGTACGATGGAAGGATATATGGTGGAAAGTGCGAGTGCCCTTAGACTTGATAAGGACTCCGTTTTTGTGGCTCCTGGAGAGACCGTTCGTTTAACCGCAACGCTTGTCCCTTCCTCAGAGGATTCCCCAGCAATCGGATGGGAAGCATCTCCTCCCGACGTTGTTTCCATTTCCGTCGTTTCCAACAAAGGCGGCGTTTCTGTTTGCGACATTTCTTTTGTTTCCAGTGGAGATGCCGTAGTCACAGCCTTCGTGTCTTCCGTATCTGCAAAGTGTACCGTTATCAGTCAGGCTCCGTCTTTGTCGGATATGCCGGAAGGATCGTCTGTTTACATTCAAGAAAGTGGTGCGGATGTAGAGTTTGTTGTCGCAAAACATGGGTATGAGCCTGGCTTAAATGGTCCGGGGAGAACACTTCTTATCAGGAAAGAACCTCTTGCTGAAACAGTGTGGAACCAGACGCACGTCAATACATACGACGGAAGCTCCATCGACAGGCTGTTGAAGGGAGATTACGCAAACAGATTTAGCGACACCGTCAAGTCCGCAATGGGGATTACCTCTTTCTATTACACGGTAGGCGGTAGTACTACGGAAATCAGAACGCTTTCTCGCAGTGTTTTTCTCCCGTCTATTTATGAGATGTTTGACCCGGAAGACAAAAACGCAGATGTTTATGTAAATGGCAGTAACCCGTTTTTTAAAAAAGAAGGTTCTGTACTACCAAAGCAAACCCGAAATGTTTTTGTTCAGTCTTATGATGATTCCGTCAATCGTCTTATCCAAAGATGGTCACGCTCCCCTGCATGGCGAGATTATTCCGGGAATCCCATTCAAGGCCAGCTTGTTGGAACATACAGTCTCGGAACAAATAATGGAGGCAAGACGTTTTTCTATTCAGAATCGTATAACGCGTGGAGTTCCAACAAGTTCAGCCCCGCTTTTACGCTTCCGTCTACGACTAAAGTCGGTAACTACAAAAAGATTTTGCTTTAAGGAGGGACTATGGCGATTTGGATTACAGACAGAACCCAAGACGATGTTGACCGCCTAAAGTTCATTTATGGTAAAGCCGTGAACGGGACCTGGACGGATGAGGAAAAAGCGGAGTGGCTTTCCGGTATGAAAGGGGCTCTTGACTACAGAGATTTTTCGAGAATAGAAACCGGCATATCCGAGCTTGCTTCACTTCTCGGTGCGGACGTAGATGTCAAGACGGACTGGGACATAAACGGGTATCTTACCACGTCAGATGCCACTAGGTGGCTGTCGAATATCGAATCTATTCGTTCTAAAAACTCAGGAGACGCCAAAACTGCGCCGACGCCTACGTCTATGGATAGGCTCGGATTCGAGACAATGAACCAACTTGAAAGCATTTTGTCAGACATAGAATCAATCGCCAAAACTTACGTTACTTTTTCTGGCGAATACATGGCTGGGGAGGACCAATATGGTTTTTGAAGACCGCATATCAAAATATCCTGGCAGGTGGACGTTAGTCCGTGAGGATGGGTCGTCTGAAATTGTAACGCTCGTCCGAAACGACGAACCCATAAAGGACGGCACACCAATCAACGCATCCACTTTAAATGAGCTGAGTACAGTTGCAGGTGCCATCAACGCAAAAGAGGAAGCCGTTTCGGCGGCAAATTCCGCTGCGGAAGAACGTGCAAAAGCAGAACAGGCTGCAAAAAATGCCGCAAAAGACGTTTCTGCAATTGTAAAAGCAGACTCCGAAAATGCAGCTTTGTCTGCTGCTGCTGCCAAGACAAGCGAAACCAATTCAAAGAGTTCGGAATCTCAGTCTGCTACTTATTTGCAGGGCACAAAAGAATACTTTGAGCAGGTCCGTACCATCACCATCGGTGCACAGGGGTGGTACGCCACGCCGGAAGCTCTGAAAGCCGCTGTTCCAATAGGCGAAAATGGCTGGTGGGCGGTCGTTGGCACCACCGACACCATTTGGACGTGGGACAGTGACACGAAGTCGTGGAAGGATAGTATTCAAAAAGCGGACCTTTCCGACTACTACACCAAGGCCCAGGCCGACGCCAAGTTCGGCACGCCGTATACCCTGCCGCCCGCTACGGCAGACCAGCTGGGCGGCGTGAAGGTAGGCGACTATCTGGACATTGCCCCGGACGGCACCCTGAGCGGCAAGACGCTGTATGACACCATCGCGGCCAGTGTGGCGGTAAAGTCGGAGGCGCGGCTGGTGTGGAGCGGAAAAACAACGATTGGGAGGAGAAAAACTGAGACAATTAACGTTCAGGACGGTGTAGATTACGTTAACCTCCGCATAAACGAAACTGATTTTAATCTTACCCCTGGTATGACATATGAAACTGGCAGTTTTGGCGCGGGAAGTCTCAAGGTCACAGTATTATTTTCGGCCGACAAAAAACGTCTTGAATGTACCCTTACCAATACGCTGAATACTGTATCGGTTGTATTCACCGGCTACCACTACCCCACCTTGGCCGAGCTTCTGACCGAGACGCAGGCCGCGCAGGCGGACACGGACGCCCTGGCGGTAGATCAGGAGTACCGCGTCGCCCTGCTGGAGCTGGGACTGACCGACGACACTACCACTGACACCACCACATAAGGAGGTAAACCTATGTTGTATCGTACCTGTAAACGCCTGATCGAGCGCGGCCAGACCGCTGGCCTTGCGGAAAAAATTGATATTTTTTACGCCCTCGGCCGCATCACCGAGGCCGAGTATAAGGAACTGACCGAGCTGCTGGCCGAAAAGACCGGCGAAAAGAGTGAGGAGTGAGCTCATGATCGACTTACCTGTGACCCTGACGCCCAGCGGCGGCGTGGTGCTGCCGGGCCACGCCTCGGCGCTGGCGCTGGGCTACACCAAAAATAAGGGCGTGTACCGGCTCAACGTCACCGCATCCGGCGAGTGGCAGGACCTGACCATCCGGGCCTGCTGGCACCTGCCGGGCGGCGGGGCACCGGCGTCCACGCTGGTGCAGAACGGCACCATGGACGTGCCCGCCAGCGTGACCGCACAGCCCGGCAATGGCTGCGTGACCTTTGAGGGCAGCGACGGCACCCGCACGGTGACCAGCGCAGACTTGCGCTACCGTGTGGCGGCCAACAGCGGCACCGACGACGGCAGCCTGCCGGAGCCGGGCACACCTGCCTGGCAGGAGCTGGTGGGGGCCGTGCACACCGATGCCGCCGCCGCAGAGCAGGCCAAGACCGACGCACAGACTGCGGCCACGGAATCTGCCGCCAGCGAGAAAGCTGCCAATAACGCACAGAAAAAGGCCGCCGAGAGCTTGCAGGAGCTCAAGGACGGCATTGCCAGCGGAGACTTTAAGGGCGAGCCGGGAGCCACCGGCCCGGTCGGCCCCGAAGGGCCACAGGGCGCACAAGGTTTGCCCGGCCCTCAAGGCCCCAAAGGTGACCCCGGAGAGACCGGCCCGCAGGGGCCGCAGGGCGAGAAGGGCGAGAAGGGCGAGACCGGTGAGGCAGGCCCTGCTGGTGCCGACGGCAAGGATGGCGCACCCGGCAAAGACGCCACCGTGGATGCCACCCTGAGCCAGAGCGGCAAGGCAGCTGACGCTAAAGTGACCGGAGACGCGCTGGCGACCAAAGCAGTCATCGACGATACCACTGTGGGACCCGACGCATGGAGCAGCAAGCACATCGTGGATATGCTCTGCCCGCCCATCTCTGAGACCGGGAACCCGGTGCAGCTCTACCCGGTGGCAAATTATCCGCTGGGCGTGACTGCCAGCTGGGAGCCGACGCAGGGGGGTAGCGGAACACCAAGCCCCGAAAACATTCGTCCCATCAATGGGCGTGACAGCGTGACTGTCACGCGGTGCGGGGAGAATCTCCTGAATCCAAAAGAGAACGCATATAAGATATATACTCCGTATGGCCTAACGATAGCTTATATTGGAGATAACAAGGTGCATTTAAGTGGGACTTACAAAGAAGACGGCGGCAGCTTTGTCATCCTTGACACTCAGCAAAAACTTCTTGCTGGAAAGGGGCTGAAAATCACCGGATTTACGGTAGAGGGGACAAAGCAAAAATATACGCTTTACGGACTACGGACGAAAGACAAAACCGCTATTGCTATGCAGGCGCAGTTTGCAAAAGGCGATGTTATTGACATGACTGTCGCTGTTGTCGTGTCCGGCTCTTATGCACCCACCACCTACGCCCCATACACCGGCCAAACCGCCACCCTCACTCTGCCCCGCACCATCTACGGTGGCACGGTGGATGCAGTGACGGGAGATGGGCAGGAGACGTGGAAACCGGTGACGCTAGATGGGACGGAAAATTGGGAAGCACAACAAACCTCCATTCCCGGCAAATTTGGTTTCACGCTTGAAATGCCTGGAATAGCCACTCCTGAGGGGCCCGGAATTAAGGGCGATATTGTATGCAATCAATATCCGGCAGTTACAGCAAATGATACATACCGATG